TTACATTGATAATGCTTTTGCAATATATTCCTGCATTTCACTCTCTGTCTTGTTATTAAAATAGTAATGATCGAGAGTTGTTCTGATATCTGTATGCCCCATTTGTGTTTTTATTACCGATTCTGGAACATTTCCATCTATCAACTTTGTTGCATATGTCTTTCTTGCCTTGTGAATTGAACGTTCACCAATTCCTATTCTATCACATATCACATATAGCCGCCTTGTAAATGCCTGACCTTTTATTCGTTTACCGTTTTTCATAAAAATATATTGCCCAAATGGATTGAGCATTTTTATTTTTCTCATAAGTTCTTTGGTATCTGCGGTAATTATAACATCTCTAAACCCGGCATCACTTTTAGGAAAATTTTGAACATCAAATACATATTTGCCATTATCATCTCTATATCTTATTTCTGTCTTTGATATATGTATCTTATTTTCTCCGACATCAGACCATGAGAGGGTAGATATTTCCCCAACTCTCAATCCTGTTTTAAATGCCAAAATAATGCCAAGTTCTATCAATGTAGGCTCATTTTCCATTACAAATCGTTCAATTAAAAGTTCCTCATCCTTAGAAAATACCAATTCGCAGTCTGACTTATGGTTCTTTTTAAATGACTTTTCCGAAATTTCCAAATCACCCATAAAACTGGTTATGCTCAGGCTGGTATAATGTTTTTTCTTTGCATATTTGAAAATTCCGTTAATCAATATCCGCATATCAGAATAAGCTTTTTGCGTAAGTTCCAGTTTTGAAATAGCTGTTTTTATGAATGATTCCAATATTTCTTCATCAATGTACCGGATTTTTCTATTTGCAATCGGCAAATACTTATTTTCAAAAAATCTTTTAAAATTTGTCTCGTACTTGTCCTTTGTCTGTCTTGTTATTTCACCATATTCAAGTTTTTCAGAAATCCAATTAGAATATACCTGAATAACTGTAGGTTCATCCTCCTTAGCTTTATAGAACTTTACTATTTCATCTTCAATTGCTTTTTCAGATGTTCTCTTTACAAGTCTCTTTCCTCTCTTATTATCTTCATCTGGCAAATATGTGTAAAACTTTCCATCTTTTCCTTGCCAAATGCTGTAAGTGTGTTTTTCAATAAATTTTTTCCTTTCGTTCATTTCAATTTTTTTCTGAATGGTGTCTATGTTGATAATACCATTTTCGATGGCAATATTCAACAACTCACTATTTGAAAGATTTCCCGTTTAACTCACCTTCTAACTTTTTTACTTTCTGTTTAATATCAAAAATTCTTCTTTCCACTGTTCTTGTTGATACGCATAGTCTCATGGCTATTTCTTTTGAAATAAGTCCACGGGCAAGAAGATAAAATATTTCTTCTTCCTGCTCCGTGAAATTGGCGTTTTCAATAATTGTTTCAAGCTCTGGCTTAGTCAGTTTTGAAAACTTCATAAGCCACTATCCTCCAATATTTTATTCTTCTCCCTGCCAGATCTTCGGTGTACCATCAGCATTTAGCATAACGGTAAGACCGCCGCCCGTGCTTATTGTGATATATAAATACATCACTCCTGTGTCACTATCTGCATAAATAAGATATTCTTGTCCACTTCCCACCAGTACCATTGTGTTTTCCTGTCCCGCACTGACATTTGCTGTATCACTGCATCCGGCAATCAGAAGTGTTGCTGTTATGATGGCTGTTATAAGTTTCTTTCGCACTGCATTAGTCCTCCGTATTTTCCTCATATTCCTCTTTGCTGATGGTCCTGATGCATTCCTCACTCACGCCTAAACTTTTCGCCATGTTTGCAATGGCTCTTTTCACATAGTCGTATGCACTTTCTTTAAAAATCCTTGGTTTTTTTTCTGTGACTGTGAAATCCATGTTCCGTTCTGCATATCCAACGGAACCCTCTCCGCCAAACATTTCTGAATCCTTAATTTCAAAGTATAATGATATTCTGATTTTCATTTCATTCATTGTTTTTCCTCATCTTCTGCTGTCTGTATCATGACAGCACCTCCGAAAAATTAAGTTTCATCTGTTGATCCGGCTCATAGTTCATCCATACCGTTTCCATCCGTGGCTTTCCGTGCTCCGCACAGCTTGAAAACTGTTTTTTCTCCCATCCGTTCAGATAGTCGTTATACATTTCTGATTCATAGCCAGACAGCATAATCTTGGCTTTACTTTGCAACAAAAGTTTTAACAGTTCTTCGTGGTCAGAATCTGACATCTCATGTTTATACTGTTTCCCGGTTCTGGTACCCAAAACATACGGAGGATCAATGTACATAAAAACATTGCTGTAATTAAATCTCTCGATTACTTCTAATGCAGGTCGATTCTCAATCTGTACCATTCGCAGACGTTCCGCTATGTCAATGATCCATTCCGGCAGACGGTACCAGTTCCATAATGCATAAGCTCTTTCTCTGCCCTGTACATCATTTTTCCATCCTACCTTGCTGCCATTGGTACGGAACCCGTGCCCCTGCCAACACTGGATTAAAAATCGTAATGCTTTATGATACGGTTCATCCGGCATCATCAACTCCCATGCATCCAGCTTATATGTATCCTCATATTTTTCACGACTGAACGGTGTAGTCATTACCATTCTGGCCAGACGATCCGCATCCTCCTGTATACACCGGAAGATATTCACAACGTCATGATCCAGATCATTAATCGTTTCGATATCAGATACCGGCTTATTAAATAACACGGCCCCGCTGCCGAAGAACGGCTCTACATAGCTGTGATGTTCCGGTATCAGTTCCACCAATCGGGGAGCAATGTTCCATTTACTTCCCGGATATTTCAATACTGTTCTCATTTTCTTCAAAAGGAACCCGATATATCGTTACCCCGGCCGGAGGTTCGGCTCCTTTCTGATATTCCGTGCACATATTTACAATAGAGCACTTTAAATTTATTTATGTTATGTTTTATGCAATAAATTCATCGTTTTATTGCTTTTAAATCATCCAATCTAACGGAAAACCTCTCACTCCTTTTTTATTTCAAAATTTCATCTAAGCAGGCATTCCAACCCACCCGACGTATTGATGTGCTGAGATCTTCATAACCAGATTTCAACTCTGGTATCTTCTCCGGCAGTTTCCGGAGTGGACACCAATCCGGCTTTTTTCCGTCTGGTACAAGTTTTCCTGTCGCACAGCACATATATTCGTCATCATTCTCTGTCTCATAGCACAATGTGCATTTCTGGCACACCTGTTCCGGCATATCCATAACCAATACTGCTTTAGGCATTTTCTATTCCTCCTTATTCTGCTATTCAGTGGCATAACTCAATTCGGATTCCAGATATTCTGTCAATTCCTCCACCGTCTCAACGTTTTCTCCTGCGCGTATTTCTGCAACCAACCACTCAATGCTTTCAAATTTACTTATTACTTTTGCTAATTCTTCCATGATTATTTTTCCTTTCTGTCATTTAATTAACTTTCGTTTCCGGCTTCTCACACCGCTCAAATTCGATAACCCACACCCACGGTGAGGCATCCCAACCGTAGCGATTGAGGTTTGATTTCTTGATGGTGCTGTTCCAGATTCTAATAAAATGCTCTCTGGCTGTATGTATGCGATCATATTCATTCTCCGGGCTGTGAATAAACCCTCTGTTATCTATCGCTCCTTCTGCTTTTGCTCCATCTTCAGTGACATCCTGCAACCGCTCAATTTTAACATCCGTAACCTTAAGCCAGATACGTGCCGCTTCTTTCGGCATATGAATTGATGGTTTCCATTTTGTAATATCTGCAATATCATTTCTTTGCCAATCTTCGTAGTAATAGTATCCGTTCGGCGCCTTTTTCCATGTTTCACGAACATACAGGATATCGCCCGTACAGATAGGACAGGTTCTCTCCGCCGTACTTAACTGTTCCGTATGCTCCTTATCAACAAAGTTATGTACTGCATAAGTCCGCCTGTCAGCATTGTAAAAATCCATATCCGGCACAGTACACTCATTGGCATCTTTGCAAATTCGCCTTGTGCAGGTCTTCCTTCCGTCCAGAATTGCCCTCACCATTTCGGTGCTAATTTGTTTGTTGAATAAAATCGGTTTAATCGGCATCTACTCCACCGCCTTTCACAATCTCGATAGCTTTGCCAAATGCTTCATATCTTCCCTGACTTCTCCCGTCATTGTAGATCTGTTCGCCGTCTCCGTATCCGTCATCGTCGCAATCATCTGGTCTGTCCTGCTCTGCTTTCTTCAATTTTCTCAACTGCTCCACAACCTTGTCTACATCATAAGACGTCGGATATTCTTCTAGTAAATACAATACTGCATTTGTATTTACTAAAGTTCCATTGCTTAAAGTAACCGATTTTAAATCTTTCTTTAGTGCATCCGCATCAATCAGTCTCATTGTTTGCCCTCCTGTTCCAATCTGTAGTTGCTTTTGTTCGCTCGTCTTTTCCTGTTCTGATTCCACCGTCCTGATCCATATACATCTCACATTCATAGCTTTTTGGAAGTTCTGTTCCGCATTTCATACATTTGATTTTGAACATTACTCCAACATCCGAATGTGATGACTTATTTACAATGGTAAAGAACATTGCTTTTCCGCCGCAGAACGGGCATGGTTTAAGTTCTTTGTTCATTCTTCATTCCCCCAATCAATCATTTGACCGCAACTCGGGCAATATGTGGGACTAGCACTTTTAAAACATCTTGGGCATGATGGACAAATCATTGCGTTTCCCATAATTCTCGGTCGCTTCGCTGTCTGTTTCCCCATCGCCGCCCGGCACTCTTCTGTCGTGCTGATTGCACGGTACTGCTGAACTTCTTCCAGTGCCTTGATCGCTTCCTCAAAAGCTCTAAGTGTACTGCTTTTACTTTCCCAGCCCATTTCCTGCTTGATTATTTTTATTGCCTTGTTCTCATCCATTGTTACACCTCCAACAGTTCCGGGTTATCAATCATGTTGCCGATCACTTCAAAATTCTCTGAATCAAAATCATCCAATTCCTCGTAGTCATCACAGCCCGGCTCATTCGTACACCATCCGTTTTCATGCCACACGACACGCTTTCTCGTCTCATCTTCTGGAAACTCAACGTCGATATGCCCTGAAAGAATATCATTCTCAAAAATCAGCTTTCCGTTCTTATCCTTAAGTCCGGTGCACCAACAAATTGTGGATGGATCAATTTTCAGAGCATATAAATCTGATGCGTAACTAGGGACGATATAGTATTTTTCTCTTCCGGTAAATCCATATCGTACCAAACCGCCAATAACCCATTCGTCGTTATTAGTTCGTTTTGCTTTGCATAAATATCTATCTTCCATCCTTTTCCTCCATTTCTTTCAACTTGGCTTCTGCTTCCTCTTGTGATAAAAACCAGGTTTCCTTGTACATTTTTTCTGACAGGATTCGGTCTGTACCATATTCCCGATCTTTGTCACACTCCATGTACCATCCTTTTTCTGTAAAAGTAATAAAGGCTACTTTCTGATGATAAATTTTATTGTTCTCCGGGTGCAGACTTAAAATATTTAATTCATAATTGACTTTGCTAGGAATTAAATATACATCTGAGCCAATTCCACACGGCAACCGCAGAAGTAATCCCTGCTCCTCGGTATCCTCATAGTCTTTGAGTTTCCGATATACGGCATCTATTTCCTCGCAATCCGGTTCACATGCCCTTTCCCACAGTTCATCATCAATCCACAATGGATTTCTCTCTGTTAATCTCTCCATGCTATCCCTCACTTTCTGCAAATTTTGCATATTTCCAATCACACACATATGCCTGATCTCCAGCACTCCATGATGTAGTGCCCTGTTTCCATGCATACACTAATCCGTTTTTGTATTTTGCAAAGTATCTCCGATCCCATACACAGGATTCGCTATGTCTCACAAGAATCGGTGTATCAACTGGAACTCTGCTCCAATCAACCTGTGGTTCGACATATTCACTGTTCGCCCATTCGTTAACATTTTTTCTGCAATTAATATTACTGTTGAAATCACACTTGCTACATGATGCACCACTGCACTGTCTCGGCTTTCCATCGATTATAGCAATGCTATGTCCCTCACACGCAATATTTAAAATCTCTTCCGCATATTTTTCTCTATTCAGCATCCTTTTTCTCCTTCCCGTACCGCAACTGATACGGCACTTCCTTAAAATCTCTCAATGCATCCGGGTTTGGATGCTTCTGTATTCTCGTCTGATGGTTTTCCATCTCTGCTATGATTCTGCGTCTCTCTTTGCTTTCTCTGTGCAATTTATACCTCAGTCATTTTCCAAGACTGTTTACAAGCTGTTCTGACCTCGTATAAGCCTTATCCAACAGTTCTAAATATTCATCAAAGGAAATCTGTGCTTTTTCAGATAACTCCCTCGGATAACGCTCTAACAAAGCCTTAATGCACTGTTTCATGTCTCCAAAATATCCGATTGTTCGAACGCTTTCTTTTTCATTGCCGTCCTTATCCTGTCCGGCATATCTCTGTCTCAGGGTGTGATTCAGAGAATCAATCTCCACAAAATATCCATCCTGCAGTTCCACAACTAACTTGTCCATCAACCATTCCTCCTATATTTCATACGTCTTTCCAATAAACCGCTTGTCAATGTACTTACATTCATGCTCCAGTACACTTGCAATTCCTGCCATGGTTTCATATCCGGTAGCAATGCAGTTAATCAGATACCTGATTCTCTCATACACCTGTCTGATCTGATTGGAAGAGAACTTAAACTTTGTTTTCAAACAGACACCCAACATTGCAAAGTAATTAAATACCTGCGCCAGTAAAAATTTATTTGCCTGTATCATGCAGCTTGGTGCGATCTTTCGCTCTACCAGATAAAAACTTTCACGGTACGGTATCTTATTGGTTTCTTCCCGCACATCAATACCGCATTTTGTTTTCATGAAATATCCAAGCTCCTCTGCTGACATTCCATCCTTTTCGGCATCTCCTAAATACGTTTCAATCGTCTGTTCTACTCTGATAATTCTTTTCTGACTAAATCCGAACTTATCATGAAGTGTCTGGTATGCCATCATGCGAACGTTATAATAGGATTCCTCTATCAGATAATCCGCATTGCTTTGTGCCTTGGCGTGTCTCTGTATTCCGATCAGTTCACTCTTGGAATATCCAAGTGGCTGCATCCGCTTTTTCTTTCTTGCCAGTGCATTACTCATTTGTTCTTCCATCTCCTCTCTACATCCTCAAAATGGCTAAATACAAGACTTTGAACATATTTTGATATATTTGTCCGTGCATATTTTTTAATTAGCACTTCCCCTGCTTCCATCATTCCTTGGAACCACTCATCTTCGTTATCAGCTTCATAAAACTGCTGCCGAAATTTATAATAGTCATTAAAAAACTGCCATTCTTCGGAACCTTTTTCAAATTTCTTACTTGCCATAATCATTCACCTTTTAATCAAATGGTGTGATGCCACATACTTCTCGGAAACCGTCTTTCTGTCGCATCCGTGCTTGAATCTGTTCAATGGTTTCGGTTCGCTCGATGAATCTCATGTGATCACCGTCAAATTGGAGAACTTCTTTTAAATGTGTTCCCTGCCTTTGCTTTTCAATTTTCCATCCCTTATATTGACCATCCTCATCAAGATTCCATAACAAGATAATGTTTGATGCATCCTGCTCAACGTCTCCGGATTCTCTCAATTCTGCCATGGTTGGCTCTTTTGTTTCTCTCATCTCTGATATTCGATTAAGCTGAGACAGTACGATAATTGGCACATGCAGTTCCATAGCCAAGGCTTTGATAGCTTTTGAAATATCTCCGACCTCGGATGCACGGTTACCGAATCTTCGATCAGCCTTGATTAACTGCAAGTAGTCAATCACGATCACATCATATCTTTGGTGCCTGCATTCTGCCCGGATTTCACTTACCGACTTCGCGCCGGTTGAAATAGTGATGCTATACCCGGAAAGTGTTTCATTCGCCTTGTCGAATGCTTCTTTCTCCCCACCAAGAAAAGCCTTTGCCCGGCGAACCCTTGTCAGACCGATTTCAGACATTCGAGAAACGAAACGCTCATACACCTGTGATTCGTTCATTTCAAGGTTATAGTAGCCAATGTTATAATCCTTTTCTGCCATCTGCCCGATCATTTGCGTAACGATTGCAGACTTTCCAACACCCGGTCTCGCACCAATTACAGTAACGTCTCCGCCTTCCAAGCCGCCAAGACAATCATCTGTTCGATAAAATCCAATTTTTATCAATCCCTCACCTACATGCTCATTGAAATAATTCCCTCTATTTTCTGCAACAATCTGCTTCATAGTTTTTGAGTGAACGGTTTTGTTTTCTTGGATTTCTTCGAGTTTCGTGAGAACTTCGGCTATAGAGTTGTCAATATCACACGGTCTAAGGCTCACTCTCTGGAAAAGGCTTTTCGTTTCCCTTGCCCGCCAATCCTTAATGACTGCATCCGCATAGTTTTCCATTGCTGTCGATAACGGAGTTGCGGCAACACATTCCTTAAGCTCACCGGCAATTATTTCCGGCTCCCATTTGTGGTTTTCAAGTGACTGAGACAGCGAAACGATATTGATGTTTTCACCCCGGTCATACATGGCAAGCATTTCTGCAAATGCATCTTGGCAAAATTCAGAGCTGAACATTTCCGGCTTCAATTTGTTGTAAACCTTGTACATGGAATCATTGTCAATCAATACACATCCGATCACTCCAATTTCTGCTTCCGCCAACTGCTCTCACCTCGCTTTCGTTTCTCAACTTGACGAATCCAGTAATCGCAATCCTCTTTCAGCCAGTCTCCGTATTTTGGTATGTAGCGATAATTCGTATCATCTGGATTCTTCTCTATATAGTCAGTAACATATGCCACTGTAGCCTCATATATCAGCTTTGCAACGGCTTTTCTGTTCGGTTCGATAACTTCTAAAAGCTTGTCCATCCATGCTACCTTGGCAGACGTTAACGACGTTTTCTTTGGATATGCATTGATCGTGTATTCCCATCCCCATTCCGCGTCAAAGTCCAAATCAGATGCAGGCACGCTTTCTTTTGTATTTTCTTTCTCTATCTCTATATCTGTATCTATATCTTTCTCTATATCTATCTCTACATTGCAATTTTGTTGCAAAATGTTGCACTCCGTTGCTCCACTGTTGCATTGCAACGCTTTTTGTGCATTTTCCCTAGATTTACGACTTCTACGAGTGCTTGCCGTCTCGCTTCCTAGGTTATCTTGCACAAATGGCAACTTGTACTCAATGGAATCTGATGTTTCAAGCAATCCGCAGGAAAGAAGATACTGAATCGTAACTTGAACATTGATTTCGTCCTCATTAATATCAAGGGCGATCTCTTTGTAAAATTCATCTTCCAAGCCGGAATACTCTAAGTAGCCGCCCTTTTTCAACGACAACAACTGCATCTTAAGGTATATGATCGTGTATGTATCACCGCCAGCCATCTTACGGAGTTTTTTGATTCGTTTACTGTCAAAGAAATCATCCATCAGTTTAAGCCAGTAATACCGCTTATTCTCCGCCATTTTCACTACCTCCAAGCAATTCAATAACCTTTGCCCCAGCATCTTCCGGGCGACAAAATACGAACTCAACGCCATACTTAAGTTGCATTGTCAGCATAGCTTTTGCCAATACCTTGCCAGATGTCGGCTTTGTTTTCGGTAGCGATACATTCAGCAATTTTCCAAGTGTGTGCATATATGCAATATTGTTATACCGGTCTACTCGTGGATTATGCCATGTAAATACATCATTGACGGAATACACCTTGTCTGTATTTTCAATAAGCACATATAGCTTAATTCCGTTGTTCTGCGCCAAAATACACTCGTCACGGAATCTCGGATGTGCTTTTCCGCAGATATTCCCTGCAATTTCCTGCATGTCCTTTTTCGTGTCAACGGAAACATCATATGTGCCAAGAAAATCCATCTTTTTAAGTTCCATTTTTCTAGCTGATTTTCTATGGATAACATCCGCTACCTTGTCTGTGGCAATTATGTAATCTCCAACCGGCAATGGTGCACGCAAGACTTCCATATCGTGGCTTTTGAAATATCTATTCTTAAGGATATGCAAGCCCTCTTTCTGTCCTTTATCCTCAATTATTAACACGTATTCTCCTTTCTGGCGGTCACTTTCAGCAACCGCCAAAGGTATCTCATGGCTTTCAATTTAGTTTTTTGTGATATATTAAAATTCCTTGCCAAAACATCAGATACCGCATAAATTGGTTTCTTTTAGGTAAATACCAAGGTGTTGCAACCTATTTTAATATTCAAGATTGAATGTAATTCTTGGGTTATATACGCTACCCTCGCTATCGTCGATTTCATAAAAATCGACATCTTCATCGAACTCTGCAGTTACGGTTGCTTCCTGCGTGTCGTTCTCATTGTTCCTGTCAAATTCCGCTTCAACATCGGTATCGAATTTCGCTTTTACATGGAACTCCACTTCTGTATCTGGCTTAAACTGCACCAGATCTTAAATCAACTCATATACTTTCATGCCGTCTCCTTTCAGAACGGACAAAGGTTCATATCAACCTCTAATCCTTTTTCTGCAATATAAACATTTGCTCCATATTTAACTGTTTCTTCTGTCTTTTGTTTGAATAATGCCGAATCTGCTGATTTATCTGATAAGTGAATTAGAACGACATTTCGCAATGCCGGATTATCGTTAGTAGAAATAAAGTCAAGTGCCGTTGGTAAGCTCATATGACCTCTTAATCTGTGTTCGTAATTTGGCTCTTCTCGGTTCACAAACTGCATATCATAGTTGGCTTCCACCATGATGTGATTAACACCATTAAATCTCCATCTGACGTATTCCGTGTCTGTTGCATACACCAAGCTGCCAATATCCGGGTGTGTGATGTAAAATCCGTAGCAGGGGCACTCTGAACCGTCTCCGTTGTTGTGTAGCCATCTGCCGGACTTATACCGGTTTTCAAATGCTCGTATGCTAAAGCTTTCTTTCCCAAACTGTAGGATATTTCCATCTATCAATTTGAACGGCTCCCACACTGGAATACCGGCTCTAACATACTGAAAGAAGTACTGATGATGGTCTGAATGTATGTGGGTTGTGATTACTGCTTTAATCTTTCGCACATTGAAATCCAGTGCTTTCTTAACTTCCATAAACGGCAATCCTGCTTCAATAATTAACGCTTCGCTTTCATTTTCCAGTATGTAGCAATTACCGGATGAACCAGAGCCTAAGGCTTTAAGTTTCATACCTCTTTCACCTCAATTTTCAAATATGTGTTTATTATCGATTATCCAAGGATGTTTCGTGTAGTCTATATGGCTTGCCGCATTTGCAACTGTTTTCCGTAGCATCTTTAAATGTTCCTCACAATGCTTTCTTCCAGATACCGCCGGTCTACCACAGATTATGCACAATCCTTTATCCTCCCGGTACTCCCTTTGGCTTGTGGACTTCTCGCACGAACGCCTCTTTGCCAAACACCTGTTGCATAAAACAGTTCCGCATACTGCATTACGTTTTCCACACTTCACGCATATTCCACTGGACTTATTCATGTAATATCTGGTACGGACTCTTTCTTTCCGTGCTTCTGCCTGTTCCGGTGTTTCCCTTGCAAGTCTCTTAGCTTCTACCTTCGCTTTCTTCTCCCGGCACTCAGCGCACATTTTGTACTGCGTTCCCAATATGCCTTTGTGACATCTGGAGCATATACCAAGAGATACATAAGGGTCTTCCGCTTTTTCTCTCATTCGGCATCCTCCAAAAACCATATTCCTTCCGGTTTTAAAAAGTTGCCCTGAACAATGTTCTTTCTGAATATACTTTCTGCTGTCGGTGCAAGATCCGTAAGTCTCTGTATGCTCTCTTCTATGTTGTCTGCCAGAATATCAATGCCGAATAATGTCTCTGCAGCTTCCGTTTCAGTCATTCCTATTGACAGTTTCCGTTTCAAGATTTCCACAAGGAAATTTCCAGTACCACACGCAGGCTCCAACACTGTTCCTCTCCAACACTCTGCACCACCATTTTCATCTTCCAACATATTGCACATCTTTTGTACCATCCAGCCCGGCGTATAAACTTCTCCAAACTTTTTGACGCGTTCTCGGCTTTTTGTAATTTTTTCTTTCTGCCTATTTTCCATTTCTGTGATAAAACTCACTCCTCACATCAATAATCTGTCTTGTCTGTCCCAACAATGCCCGATTATGCTTTGCCCTCTGCTCATTGTCACAGATAAATTGCTTGCAAATTTCTGGTCGAACCGGATAGATTCTGCATTTCTCGCAACTCTTATCCGTATCAAGAAAAGGGCATGTCATATCATACGTTCTATTCGCAGTGGGAAGAAGATGTTTGCACTCTTTGATATGGTTCTTACGAATATATCTGCGAATGGTATCTACTTCTTTTCTGCTCATTGGTAAAAGATTGGAACAGCAGTTACCGCATTGGCTACATTTCCCATCTTTGCAAAAGTTGTAAATGTTATCTTCCATTCCTTTCTGTACGGATTCTAAAAATGATATAACTTCCATATGCTACTCCAATTCTTCCTCTGCCGGAAACTGAAAGATAGCATTGCTAATGCATTCTATTTTTGACGGCTGATTTTCTGTTTGCACCATAATACCGCATTTCTTTAATCTTTCAAATTTCTTTGCCACATCTTCCGAAACATCAACATTCTGCATTACGATAGGCATACCGATATATGCATATCTAAGCATTTCCATGGCTTTCTTTGCTTTTTCTTCCGTGGAATATTTAGCTGTTATTGAAGTCTCATTGTCTCCGATTGCCTGCATCCGGACAAATGCTGCTTCTTTCGCCCTTGTATCAATAAAAACAATGCTATTTTCGTACGGAAAATCCAATGTGCCGTCCTGTGATATAACTCTCATGCATCCACCTCTAATCTTTCATAAAGTCCGGTACGTTCTCGTCATTCTCAACGACTTCTCCGGCTACTTTCTCCGGCTCAACTACTTCACTCCAGGTCTCAATAGCTTCGGATTCAGCTACAACAAATGGCTCTGAATTGGCATTTTCCGCAATTTCTTCCTGTGTCTGCTGATAAGTTTCATCCATCTGCATAAGAGACTGTTTTGCAATAGCATTAAGGTCTTTTGGATGCTTTTTAATGGCGTTATTACGCATTTTACGAACAATCATAGATTCCGATGTATCAAGCCATGCGGCACTCATATATGGTCTTGCAACTTCACAAGCAAGCATATCTTCAATAGTCTCACAGGCTAAAAGTGCTTTCAGAATTTCATTTTTCTTTTCTGCGATAGCTTTCTTTTCTTCATCCGTAGCATCATATTTCGTTCTAGGTACAACCTTTCCACTCTTATCTTTTTTTGTTCCAAGTAAACCGAAAGTTTCATTCAACAGATTATTACGGACATGAGCGAAAAGATTTCCTTTTACGCTTTCACGCTCTGCAATCATGTACTCGATTTTTCCGTCATTCATTTCAACAGGATAAACAACACGGATTACTTTCTGTGACAATCCTTTTTCTTCCCACTCCGGCGGCGTAACTTCAACACCTCTGTGCTTCGGATATGTAAATTCATCCCCTTCTTTCACAAGCCATACTGGATATACCTTTTTAACATCAACACCAAAGTTACGGAGAAGCGCATCGTTTCCGTCTCCTTCGATTCCCATTTCTACTTCCTTGTACCAGTTTCCGTTTGCATCCTGTTTACTTCTCAACTGGAAGTAGCACTCCCTCGGCACCGCATTGGCATTAAGTTGAAGGCTTGATACCTGTCCAATAACCTGTCTCAAATTAGAACCATTCAAGTTGCTCATAGCGGCTTTGTTAGATGTAACAAGGTTGTAAATTGCACTCATAGATGCCATAGCACACTGCTTGGAATAATCGTCAAACACAAGTCCGTGTTCTGCGAAGTCACGCTCAATAAGTCCTGTGTACTGGTTCGCATAATAGGAAAGCTGTGTATTCATTTCCTGCTTTCCCTGTGCCGCAACTTCCTGTTTCTTTGTTTCTGCCATAATTATTTTTCCTCGCTTTCCATGATGATTTTTAATTTGTTTTCTGCTATTTCAAACTTTTCTTTTGCTGATTTAAGTTCCTTTTCTGCGGCTTCTCTAAACTTTTCCTTTGCATAATCGAAATTCGGCTTTGTAAGGAAAATATTTTCATAATAGCCAGTAATTTTCCCTTCGTCCTCTTTTCTAACAAAGCTCATGCAATTTGGAAAACCTCTTTTCTTATCAACTGGATAATATGTCTTTGGTTTTTCAATCACTTCCACTTCTGTGACGGAGATTCCGTCCGAATTAAGTCCATAAAAATAAAGTTTCACTGCTTTTCCTCGCTTTCCTCATATTTCTTCACAACCGCCACCTTATCAGCACCTTAGGTTTCCACCCATGCCATATCCACTGATTCATCTGTAACTGTCAGCTTTGCACCTTTGGCATTTACAACCGTATCACCGGCTTTTACGGAATCCTCGGTGCGGTATGTATAACTTCTGGTGCTGTTAGGAAATTTCGCTTTGATATAATTCATTCTGACACCTCGCCTTCTTCTACATTTGTGAACTGAACCACTAACCTATTAATCAAATGAGAAAATCCGAGTAAATCAATTGATTCATCTCCTGTAATTCTCTTATAAAAGATAAAAAATGCTTGTATAGTTGCAAAGAAATCGTCAGTGACCTCATTGTTACTCAATTCCAATTTAGGAATGCATTCACTTCTCTTTCCTCTGGCTCTCTGTACACATCCTGCAAAGCACTTAAGAAATATAAAATTTTGTTTTTGTGTTTATCCATTCTACACACCCTCGCTTTCTGCATCGTTAATTGGCATATCCAATGTGACCGCAACATCTCTGATAAACTCTTCCGGAATATAGATTCCTGCCTGTACGCATATCGCATACTGCACCTTTGCAATACTTGTAATATCAGAACCTTGCTTTTCCATTGTCTTTGTCAGAACCTTAAGCAAATTAGCCACGCCACCATGTGACTGTGGAGTTTTCCTTGCTGATAAACTCCGAATCTCTTGAATATCAGTTTTCATATTCTCCATGAATTTATTTCTCCTATTGTCGAACCATTTTTCAAACGCATTCCACAGTTCTAAGAAACAGTCCGTTTTAAGTATTGCATCCTCGATGTTAGTGTATCTTTCCGAAAGAAACAGGCTTATTATCTGCCTTGCGTGCTTTTCAAAATATAATTCACAACTAGCTTTCAAAAAGTACCGATACCCGAAACCGCATCTGCCATTAAACCAAGAAAATGAGTACCATGTGTTACCTTGAAAATACGTGTCGTATTTCGTGTCCCACTTGGTAAACATGGGGGATTCTCCCTTTCTATGCACCAATCGCATAACACATTTCTTATGGAATACTTCTTCACACATAGCTTTGAATGTTCCCATGCAAAACCTTTCATTCCCAAGGTCAAGCGGCTCTCCTGCTTTCATGTATTTGTCAATGATTTCGATTGCCTTTGCATTTATTGGATAGTCCATATCACATAGCTTCCACTTTCAACTGCTTATCCTCGGAAACACTCAAAAGAATTAACTGCGCATCCATATCCGGCACATTGAACTCATTCAGCGATTCCGCGTTATCAACGAAAATCGGTACGCTTACACCGTATAACTCGCTAAGAGAACGGATAATATCAAGTCCGGCTACGATTCTATGACCACTGTTTAAAGCCGAATACGGAACGCCATTCACAGTACACTCACAACAATCTTTCATACCGCCATTTAACTGCATTTCAAAGAGTTTGAAATTTACGGTCTTGAAATGGCTGTTAATAGATTCTGAAACCTTATCCAGCTTGAAACGAATGAACTCTTCCAAGAGATAAAGCATCTGTTCCTGATCGGCAACTTTCTGCCCGATTTCTTTCTGCTCGTCACGAAGCGTTTCGATACGATCATCAATCGCCACATTGTTAGCCGCCTGCGCAATAACCTTGTTCACCTCTTCAAGCTGACTCTGCAGATCGGCTTTCTCGGCTTTTAAATCAGTAACAACCTTGTCTGCGCCCTCGGATTCAACCTTTGCAATATCAGCAAGAATCTTGTCATGCTCTGTTTTCAGCTTCACATACTCTTCATTCTGCGAATAATCAGCTTCTGCCGGGATCTCGGATAACTGCTTTGCATAATCATTCTGCTTTGCAAGTGCCTTGGATTCCTGCTCTTTGAGTGCCACAATGTCTTCCTGCAACTTGGCGTTTTCCTTTGTCAATCGCTCAATATCAGCCTTGCAAGCGTTGCCCTTGTCAATCAGACCTTTAAGTTTTGCGCCCTTTGCATCATCAAATGCTTTGCGTGCATCCTCTAACTGCTTGGTGGCACGTGCCTTGGCATCTGCCTTTTTCTGCTCAAAATCAGCCTTAAGAGACTCAATCTTATCCTGCGGCAACTTCTGACCACATAAGGAACAAACCGTTGTAGATTCATCAAATTTCCACTTGGATTCGTCAAAGAGATATGGCATTTCATCAAATGCCTTGGAAAATTCTGCATTGTATTCAACACCAAGATTTTTCCGCTCTGCATCTGTATCGGAAATTGTCTTCTCATTTGCCTTGATCTGATTTTCCGCAGACTGAATCTGATTATGTAAGTCATTGAACTCTCGTGTTGCATCATCCTTGGCACTGTCAAGACCTCTACGTTTTGCGGAAAGTTCGTCATTCATGACCTGCATAATGCCGGACATATCAAATTGCAACTGCATTTCCTTGCTTCTCAAATCGCCTAACGTGCTACCGGCATTCTCCATTTTCTTGTCACATTCAGCGATTCTTCTTACCAGATCTACCTTTGCAAGTTCCTGCTCTGCCACGTCAACATCAACCTTGGATTTCTCGGCTTCATCAATACGTACCGGAATCTCTGACTGTTTCTTTTTCCACTCTGTAAGAGCTTTCTGAAATTTTGCACGAATATCATCCGTGGACGGTGCTTTCTCCAACTCGCCGAGTAATTGGGCATACTTAGCATCTGTCTGCGCCAGTTCAACATCCGATACATCCGTTACAAGGCGCATCAGAATATCCCGCTGCTCTTTCCATTTCATGGAAGAGAAATACTGCGGATTGGCCAGCATCTTGAACATATCCTCGCTCTGTGCCAGACTGGAAATATATTCTTTGAAATCAGCTTCACTTTTTGGATAACCGTCAATCTCAAATGAATTGACATTTCCCTGCAATGCAACAGTATCAGTACCACGTTTCTTAACCCAATTCTGCTTCTGAACCTTTGAAAGTTCCACTTCTTTCCCATCAACGTCAATAACTCCCACAACCTTAATTTCTACATTATCAATGCGGTTTCCGTCCTTATCTAATGGTCGAACATTAAACTTTTCCTCTCCGGCACTGTTTTTATTGAAAAGCAGCCATGTAAACGCATCGAAGATTGTTGTCTTTCCTGCGGCGTTCTGTCCTTTAATACTTGTCTTATTAGAGAAATTCACATCAAGGCTCTTAATTCCCTTGAAATTCTCCATATGTAATGATCTAATTTTCAGTTTCATTTTCCTTCTCCTTCCACTCTTTATATTTTTTAAGTGCCTCTTCAAAGCATGCTTCATCGTCAATATATCCAAGAGCTGACTCTATAATTTTTGAATTAATAGTTGTTCCCTTTTTCCCCATCAGCTCAATGTCTCTTTGGTGTTCATTTGCAATAATGGCACATGCTGTATGAACTTTCGTCCTGCATGCAACCAGATCTGCATATTCCTCAACGGAAATTGTAACGGTATTTTCTGCCATCTTAATTTTCCTCCTCTAATACATTAATTTTGCTCACAGACACCTCATATGCTGTTCTCTGCTCTTCTGTCCCATCTTCGTACATCTTTACATACCCACGGCTCTGAATGCGTCCGGTAAGTTTCAAATGCGTTCCAACCGGAAGTCCAGATGTATACACCGCATTTCTGCCCCAGACAACACACGGAATATAATCTGATTTGCCATAGGAACGATTGACTGCGATTAATAAATCTGCAATTTCTCTTCCAAGCGGAGTTTTCCTGTAAATCGGTTCTTTGCATACATATCCGTCAAGCTGGATTTTGTTCAAATCTGTATGCTCTCCCGGATTCGCTTTTTCAATTTCACAGACGAATACATATAATAACAGACGATTTCTCTTTTCCTCATGTTTGTTATAAGAACTATACACACCGGAAACATTAACGGCAGTGCCCGTGTATTTATCATTCAGATTGATTAATCTCTCTGAAATAATTAATGGGATAATATCAGCCGTTCCACTTAATCTATCCACTTTGAGGTACATATTATAAAATCCATCTCCAAACACCTCATGGTTAAATTCCGGCTCTGTGATAATCGTTCCTGTAAGTTCCACTTTATTGTTTTCTGCTCTCATATTTGAATTTCTCCTTTTCTTATGCTAAAATAGGCGCAAATAGCTTATGCTATTGCTTTGATTGGGAATCATTCAGCTTTGGTCGGTTCGGATGATTCCTTTTCTTTTTCATAACTTCTTTATAATAAGGAAGTTTCTCTTTATCTTCGTTGCTGTCGCATATATAAATAATTCCATCGTCTGTTTCTTCATCTTTAAAAACATGATCCTCGACTATTTCTTCTGCTTCCTGCCAGTCTCCATCCACTTTGCATCCTATGTAGATCAGTAATAATCCACCTAACACAGGAATAGCTACCATCGGATTTACTGTTGCATCTGCGCTGATTCCAAGAAAAAAGAGTAACGCACCGGCTAATTCAATTACCTTTGCTATTTTTTTCATAGGCATCCTCTCATGTAATAGAAAAAAGTTTTTTCATCTTCTTTTTAGGACTTTTTATTTCAAACTTTTCTCCTGTTTCATCGTCGATCATGTAATTGCCGTCGGAATGCATCGTATGTGGCTTTACTCCCTGTTCTTCCATGAACTCAAGCAAGATATCTTTGCCACCTTGTAAAATATTCATCTGACTTACAACTTCCATCCAATAAACCATAAAATGTGTAATATCCAAGTTCTGATATTCCATAAGAAATTCCGGTGCTTTATCTCCTATCAGTTTGTCCATACCGAACTTCTCAATGTAATTCCTTGTATAGAAGTAATCTTTCCACTGGTATTTTTCTCCATCGAATGTCTTTTCGATAGGAAACATATTCATAAATTCTCTTGGTGTCAAAGTCCCCACCATAGCACATATCACTTCAATAATATAAAATTCTTTTGTCACAAAGTCCGACTCTCCACGCTTTAACGACTTGCAATCAGATTTCCCTTTTAGTTTTATCAGCAAGTACAGATTCTTCTTGAAATCATCCGGATAAGCACTTTTAGACTCCTGTATTGTCATATTTTCACAAAGACCTGCCATTTTACATTTTCTGTCAAATGCTCGTGCATAATTAATCCACTTAGGTTTAAAGTCGATCAGCTTTTTGCCGTCCATGACGTAAAAATTAAGCATCTTCATCATCCTTTCTCTCAATTAACGGTAAAACCCCATTCTTTTTAAGCTCTTCATACAGGAACAATCTTCCTTTTTGCGTCCATTCCGTCTGCATAACCACATCAGACCGCCCATTCGACCTTGTAATATCAATAGTCTTACTGTGAACATATCCAAGCCCTTGATATTGCCTGTATAAAATCCACTGTTTTCCTACTTTGCGCTGAACTCCTAACTCTTTCAGCATCTTATTAAACGCTTTAGCAGATATTCCATAATCCTGTGCGATCTGTGTTACCAGTACTGTTGATTTACTGTTCAAAATCAAATCCACATAGTTGACTTTTGGTTGCATTTCTAAAATGATGTTATTCATTTCAACAACTTCGGTTTCAAGTTCCTGTATCTGCTTGTCTTTCTGCTCAAGCATCTTGTGCGCTTCAATAACTGCAAGTGCCATAAGTTCTTCGCCGGTTGGAAAAACTGTTTGTGTCTGGTTGTAATAATTTTCTTCCAGTGCATCAAACTGTTCCCATGCCTTATCAGTCCCAAGCATTTTGCAATGACGGCTTGCACCTCGACGTGTCCAAAGATAAAGCTGATTCGCATTTTTCCCAACAAGGTCGAAATTTTCTACCATGTTCTTAAAAGCCTTTAAGTCAGATCCTTTTAGCAAATAATAATGCTCTCCCTCTTTAAACCGTTCTGCATTATTGCTATAGTTCTGTTTGATTTTCACATCTGTTGCTCCGTACACATCAGCCAACTGTGCGGTGGTGATAACTCTTTGTCCTTTCCACTCAATGACCGGCAATTCTTTTGTTCCAATATGTACTAATTCGTTCATTCTTCTCCTTTCCGGATTTTTGCAATAAAAAAAATCCAACTACCGCTTTGATAGTTGGAAAATACTGGTTGTCTCTATTTTGCTTTGTTGATACAATTAATGTACGGCGGCGGCCATCATGAAAGGAACTGTTATCATGAAAATCGTTAGTATACTTATCTCATTATTGGCATGGCGTGTTGCCGGTTACGACTTCTTCATAATTCTAACCATAACATCCATGACAATCGACCTATACAAAGGATTTAAAAAAGTACAAAAGAGATTAAATAAAATACTAAAGATGATGCGGAAAATAAAGCAATAATGTAACTCATTTCCTGCCGCCGTCGCATATTAATTGTATCAACTGATTTCCTGTGTTACAAACACATTTAATCTGCAAATTTAGACATATTTCTCAACTATCTCAATATTCAGTTCTTCTTATTCTTTCGTTTTTGAGTTCCCAGTTTCTTCACTGGTTGCCTTGCTTGCTGAACCCTCGACCATTCCCAGAACATATCCTTTCTGAAAATCGTTCATTTTGGGAATCGCGTCTTTCAACTTTTCTACAACTTTCTTTTCCTGTTCGCTCATGTATTCACTTCCTTTCTCCCTGTGATATAATTTCCTTATTAAATAAGGAAAGGCGGTGATAATATGGATAATGGTTATTCTGAAACATTTGCTACATATGAGTTTGCAGATAAAGGAACATATGTATGTATGCAATGCGGTGGCGAAAATAAAATTGGAATCGTCACTGTAAAGCAAGGCGAAATGCTACCAGAATGCAAAGAGTGCGGATATACTACATGGATTAAAATAATGTAGGATTTTTAAACACTCTCTTTTCCTCTGCGAGCGTTTGGCTTGTAACCGCCAAGTTATCATCAACCATATGCTCAATGAGGAACGTTCTTTTTACCACTCTCGTTCCATCTTCACATACTTGTGAAACATGCAAATACATTTTCCCATCTTTAATAAATGGAATAATAAGTATGCTCTGCAAAAACTTCCACTTCACAAAATGCTTATTAAAAAATGCAACTGCATGAGCCTTGATTTTACTCACTGTATCATCCCTTTCTGTGATATAATATTTTCAAAAACGGAGGAATTAACATGCTTCTAAAAATCGAAAGAATAATATTAAAGAAAATATCTAAAACGAATTTTTCAATCAAACTTTCCGATATAGGTAAATTTGATGGAGAAGATGCATACCAAGCGTTTTTGGATTTACAGGATAGAGGATATGTAACGAAAGTAAACACATCTATGGATAGATCGAGTTTTAGCTTCATAGTTACATCCAAAGGCAGATTCTACAAAGAATATCTTTTCTTGGAATTTTTGAGAAATATCCTCATTCCTTTTATTGTGGCTTTGATTACAGCAACTGCTACATATCATTTAGAAAAAGTAGCAGATAGCTATTCCGACAGCGGCACCAGCCAATGCGCTTACGAGTTGGATTCCACCGACAATGAATGGCTCAAACTTATCGAGTAAGTCACGCTTTTGCCGAAATGTCATTTTTTTCACCGTCTCACCTCTTTTCCATTTCTTTTGCAATATTATAATAACGCAATAGAAATATAAAGTCAATAACAAATTATTGCTTTTGTGATATTTTTGTGATAATATTATTGCAGAAAGGTGGTGAAGACTTGAGTGCAGTAAACGAACGCTTAAAATCTTTAAGAATATCATTAGGAATGAACCAAAAAGATTTTGGAGAAAGAATTGAAGTTGCGCAAACTTATTTATCTCAAATAGAAAAAGGGGATAGACCTGTTACCGACAAAATTTCAAAAATTGTTTGCTTACAAAATTGGAATGGTAAAAGCGTAAATGAAGAATGGTTCCTAACTGGAAACGGTGAAATGTTTGTTCCGGAAACTAAAGATGAACAAATTACAAGATTGCTTTCAGATGTGCTAAAGAAAGAAAATAGTGATTTTAAAAGAAGACTTGTAACTGCATTATCAAAACTTGATGATACCGGTTGGAAATACCTAGAAGATTTTATTGATTCTATTTCAGAAAACAAATAAGAAAAAGCCAAGGGCAATGCGCAAACCCTTGGCTTTCTTTCTATTCTAATAAATTTTTAACAAATACATATATAATTCTTAACCATTTTTCATTGTCGCAATTCGCGACCATTTCAGTTATTTTTTGTTTGTAAAACGCTTTGGCTTCATTGCACTCTTTTTCCCCCATATTGATTTCCTCCAATCATTCCGCACTTCCGATAGCGATACACAAATTATAGAACTTATGTTCGATAACGTCAACCCCATTTGACAAATTGCTACAAATTACAAACTCGTTTGTAGTTGAGGGACAAGAAAACGCCTTATCCCGCCCCTCAGCCAGAACTTGAAGTGCCCTTATCGGACAATTTTATTTTACAAATTTTCCCGCAAACATTCAATTTCTTTCGGTCGCAAGTTTCGACAGGTAAATTTCTTATTGTCGCAGAATGTCGATTGATTAGTTTAAATTTTGTTAAAAAAATTAATTACTGGTTGAAAATTATGCATCTGCCAGTTATCTGTGATGAATTTTAAGTGCATAATTTTCCTTTCTGCCCGTAGGCTTTATGCAAAAGAGCCGGCTACACAACATGCGGTCATGTAATCGGCTCTTAGGCTCTTGGTTTTATTGTATTTATTAGTTGTATGTTTTGGTGCCAAATTATCCCTCTTTTCTTCTTGAAACAACTGTGACTGTAAGTATTCTTGGCGGTAACTCGATGTGCATTAGAAAAGTAAATGCGACAGTGTCTACTATTACAAGACTTGAATATATGTCTACCGAAAAGAGAGATCTTGTAACTACGGTATTCCATTACATTGCGATTGGGAAATGGAATTGAAAAATAACAAATTTATTCAGCAGTGATTCCACCGTTAGGCTCTGACTGGATAATGATATATCGTAGCATATTGAAGTACACTGTCTGTGATGATATGAAAATTGGCTGTCTGACCTTTTAACACTGGAAACATAGGACTGTAATTTTCGTTTGCTGCACCGGCTTGGTGATATTCAAAGTATTCATATACTAATACGCCGTCTATGAATCCATTTATTCCACAATTACTATCGTGTTTATCATCATCCACGTTATACCAAAACTGAATATACCCATCCGCTGTCACTTCATATAGATCGTCGCGTGTACTCCAAACAGCCGTTTTTCCGATATAAAGTGGGTAAACCGGTCGAAGTGCTAAACTTCTGTTTAACGTACTTATCTGTTTTGCCAGGCTCCCCTCCACATTCGGATTTGCCTGTCTTGCATCAAGTGCGTAGCCTGCTTCCGTGGTAGTGTTATTATTTACGACGGTTGGTATGGTCGGCTTATTACTCAAATCATTATAACTGCCACTGAAAGCCACGGTTTTTAAATCAGAAAACCACTTCACAATCTTTCCGAACAGAGTCGCATGGGATTCACCGCTTTTGAGATTTTCTCTTACGGATGCTGCCGTAAATGCTGTGGTATTCTCTGCTGTATCTCCCCCGGTTGACACTGCACCAACATTTTCTGCCGTAAGCACTACATTTCCACGGCGAAAAGAATCTTCGTTGGCACCTTTAATTCCAGTTACCGGAGTTCCGGCAAGCACGTCCAACTTTTCATCTGATGTTTTATAAATATTGGCACCTGCCGGAATTACATTCCCGGCTCCCTCTTTAAAATCATCCGTGGTTGTAAATTCGTCTGAAATATTGAACATCCACCCTGTGCTAACATCCGCAAGTGCCGGAAGATCTGCAAATGCAACTGTTCCGTGTGGCTGCAATCCACCTTTAAGTCCTTCTGATACATCTTTTGCCTGCTGATAGTAATACTTGGCATTGTCAGAATCCTCGCCCTCTCTGCTTCCTGTACCACCAACAGCATAACTCTGTGCCTTGGTTGCACTTTCTTCTGCAGATTCCGCCTTACCGATGATCTCCGCAGCCTTTTGAGTTGCAATATCTGCTTTTTCGGCTGCTGTATCAGCTGACTGACTGGCGGATGATGCTTTCTCCGTGGCTGTGGCGGATGATTCACTGGCGGATGTCTCACTGACTTTTGCGTTGCTTTCGGATGCCTCTGCCGCCGTAGCTGACTTCGCTGCCGCTGTCTCTGACGCTTTGGCATTGGTTTCGGATGTTTTTGCCGCTGTTTCACTGGCTTTTGCAGCATTCTCACTTGCTTTGGCGTTGGCTTCGGACTTTGCCGCTGCCTGCTGGCTTGACTCTGCCTTTGCCACTTCCACTTTGATTTTCGCAAGATAGTTTGGCTCCAAGTGTTTTTCCTCGATGCTACCCTCTTTGACGATGGCAGACACTTTTCCATCCTTATCAATATAAAAAGCTACCGTATCAGAATCAAGGAACTCATACTGTGTAATCAGTGCCGACAGGTCTATGTACTGTTTCGTGCCATCAATCAGAGTCAGGATAATCTGCTGTGTAGTCGGGTTATAATCGAAGTTGATTGCGATTTTCTCCATCTGTGTATCAATCGTAATCTTAGAACCGTTCTTTTTTGTGATCGTAATGATTCCGGTCGATTCCTCAAAGGTCACGTCTGCAACAAGAGTTGCTACCTCTGTCTTGGTTGCTTTTGTCGCATCCAGGGTAACTACATTGTCGTCAATAATGCCGATAGCACTATCCATTTTGTTGAGGTTTCGTTCGTTCAACGGAGTCTCATCGCTTGGGTAATTCTCCCAGTTGATAGGTACGTGTGCTTTATTCATGTTCCTTGCCCTCCTTTTCCATGTCTTTCTCCATCTGTTCCCGTTCGGCAATCACATTTCTATTTGCTTCTGATTCGATCTGATGCAAAATATCTTTAAACACCAGATATTTAACCTCAACCGGAATACTTTCACAGGCATTTACATAATTAATAATGTCATTCTCAAACTCTCGGATTTCTGCGTTAATCATAAACTTTCCACCTTTTCTTTCAGATTTTCTATCTCTTCATGCTGTAACTGCACTGTGGCTACCAGATCTGCAATAAGTTCCGTATATTTCAGTCCGTAATACTTTTTCCCATTGCTGTCTGAAAACGTTTTTGGACAAATATTCCACCCTTTTTCCGCTTTTTTCAAAACATCCTGTGCAATAAATCCATGATGGAACCCATCTTTTTCGAAATTATAACGATACGATTTTGCTCTTAAAGAATAAATAAACTCAGATGATTGCTTTTTGCTTAAATCTAAAATTGTGTTTTTTATTCTTTTGTCAGATCCATTAATTACTCCACCTCTGAATCCACCTACTCCGGTATCTCCGTCTAAATGGATCATCATGTGGTCATTATCGTTTGCGCCTTTATGCAATGAAACCTGATTATATTGAACCGTACATTTATGAACAGGACTTTCAAGCGTCCCTTCCACTGTTCGAAATCCATCCGTTCCCATCTGTACAAGTGTTCCACTGCGTTTAAATTCAATAAGGTTTTCTACAGACTCTTCCGCTTGAATATGCATATATCCCCCGGTCATTTCCATAGAACCTTTTAATTCAAGCAGTTTTGCTTTGATTTTTATGCCCTCGGCTGACTGGTTGATTTCTGAAATGACGCTGTCTCTTGTAACTTTGCTTTCGATCCCCTTTGATGTCTGCGTAATCGCACTAGACATATTGGATGAAAGCTGCTTAAGCGTGGTTATCAATGTCCATTTATATTTACCGCTGTTAATTCCGCCATCCGGATCGCAGCCATACAATTTTCCACTATCCTGATCTAAAAAACTGCGTCCATTATATTTGGATGATGCAGGGTAAGTATCTTGGGGTTTTCCAAAACCATAATAATTAATATCATAGCCATCAATATTCCATGCCTTCAACGAAGCACTGACTTCTGACCGTATCTTAGTTGCAGTTACCTCTATCTTTCCGGACAAAACGCCCTCTGCTTCGCTTGCTCTCGTAACTTCCGCTGTAATCTTGTCCTCATTAATTTTAATAGCTGCTGCAAGTTCAACTTCCTGTCCCTGTGCCCTTTTAACTTCTGCTGTAATACTGCTCGCATTTTGCGTGATTCTCGATGATAAACCATCCGTTGTATTTTTAACTTCTGTGCGAATTTCGGTTGCGGTCTGCGTGATCTGTGACTGCAATCCCTTCTCAACATCAGTTATCGTGCTCTGTGTCTTTTCAATGGTTCGCTCCAACACATTGCTCTTGCCTTTGAGCTTTAAAATACTTTTCTGTATTCTGTTCGCCCCGTTTGTCCGGTACTCTTCCCCATCTGCTTCCAAATCATCACGCAAAGCCTGTATACCTTTCAGGGTTCTTTTCAGAATATAGGACTCAATCAGTTCATATCTGGTCGGCAGCCGCACTGCATCCCCGACCTCAAGGCACGGATTTCCTTTGCAGTCTGCCGTAAACGGGCGATAAACAATCCCCCTGATCTTTGAAAGAACATTGTTTGCAATGCTTTTTAATTCTTTCGTTCCTTTACCATAGACAAGAAAATTATCCTCGATCACATAGGCATTGTCTCCGGTGCCTACGATCACGCCAATATCATTCTTCTGCTCCCTGATCTGAAGTTTATTAATGGTTTTGACAAGATAATCTTCATATGTGGCAGTAACATAGAATCCTTTTCCTATCTGCGTACTCTTTGGATCGCGCGGAAACAGATCATCTGCCGGATAAAGGTCATTTCTCGGATATAATCCCTGTATCTCCTGTTCCAGATAAATATAATGAAACTTCCCGTCGCGCCCCATGTGCCCCATACAGCCATTGATCTCACAAATGCAGGACAACACTTCCTTGCCGCTCACGGATTCGCCTATGGTGCTCGATTCCTCTGTATCAGAACTTGTCTCACTGGATGGCGTGACTGCAACTGTTTTTTCAATAGACATGCCGTCATTAACCAGTATAATGTCAGCCTGCTCAATCCCGAAGTGCTTAAAAAAGCTGTCCCGGAATTGCTTCATTGTGACCGGATCATAAACTGTAACAGTCGTAGTTTTTCCATCTTTATCTTTCTGCTGCTCTTTATGGGATGGAAAGACAGTGTTATACCATGCTGCCACATCTGCATTTAAAATGTCATAAATGGCATCATATGCAACCACATCACGGCACGTTCTGTCTGCCGTAGGCGTATCAGAATCAACCTTATATCTCCCGAACTGAAATGGAACATCTGTATGTCCACCAAGAGACATCCTTACTGTCATCCATCTGCCCTTCATTGGCAAAAATGTATTTGACACCGTGAATTTAATCATGGCGGCTTCGCATGATCCAAACGTCAATTCCTGTTCCGAACACAAACTTTCGGTCAATTCGAATTTTTCTTGGTGTAGCTCTGTATTTGTGATATTGATTTTTCCATCATCAGATACGATGGATAACTGCTTATCGACCGTATCTTTTTTGAACAAGTCGCCATATTTATAATTAACCACCGTACACACCCCCTATGAAAGCAAGCCGAACTGAATTGTAACGAATTATTCCATCATATGTTCCGTATATCGTAGGCTGAAAATCTGCCATATAACCGTACTGCGTCACATAATCGTCATATTCCGGGATATACGCTGTGATATAGCAGGCTCTCCCTGTCGCATTTGTGAACTGACTTCGAATATTGTTTAAAACCTCACTAAAAGTCTTATTTGTCAGCATTGCCCGTGTCTCAAACTCCACTTTTAAAGCCTTTAATTCCACGGCATTTCTATGCAGATAACCGTTGGCATCCGTATAATCATCTAAATCCTGCATATTGACATATGGACTATATGATTCCGCTTTCATAAAAGACATTGGCACTATGTAATTGCCAATCTTTAAAAGCCATCCGCTGTATGCCATATTTCCACCACCTAACTGTTTGGGTTTGCGGCTGTCTCAAATGACAGTCGGTAAAATTTGTACAAAATAGCACCTACCACCAATTTGATAGATGCCACTTCTTTTTCTTGATCTATTTTGTAATTACTTCGATATTGGGCGATTTAATCACAATTTTCTCCGGTGTGTGAATTACTTCCGTGTTCCCATATGTAATCCTGATTTCTAATTTGTTCATAAAATTTCTCCTAAATTTCATACTCCGGGTATGCTGCTTCCCAAACATCCCTATGGTAGGTATTTACCTCTCCATAATTTGCATCAAAAATCTTTTTCATGCCATATCCAAGTTCAATGCTCTTTTCTTTGAGTTTTCGCCAATTAAATGTTTTCCAGTCCACACCGTTCATTGCTGCAACACGCTTGATTGAATACCAATCTTTACTGTAGTCTAATTCCTGTTGTAACTTTTCTTTTTCCTGCTCCGCAATCTGCCTGCGCTCTACTTCATCCGCATATGCCCGAAGTGCCGATGGAAAATCTTGCGGTATCTGTCCTCTCTCCATCTCATCAAACCGTTTCACATACCTTGCAGTAAATATGATTCCTTTTTCGCCATTAAATTTGTTGGCGAGGAAATCACACCCCATTTTGGTGACTTTATAGCATTTATTTTCCTTGCCGCTTGCGTCTTTGTAGGTGGATGGAATAAAATAATCACTGACAACAATTTTGTTGTTAGTTAATATCTGTATAATTCCAACCTGTTTTGTGCTTCCATCTTGGTTTTTAGTTCCCTCTAATTTTCTTAAAATTTGCCAATGTTCCAGTTCCATCATTTCAGCAATTTCAAGTGTTGTTATCGTCTGTACATCATTTCCGAATCGGATTTTATCTTTAGTCGAAAGAGCAGTATATTCCATACCGTCCACCTCCTAAAATTTTTCTCCGATTCCACATTTCGCAGAACCGGACATAATTATTTCGTGCGTGTTAGGAACATACCCTAACAGGAGTTACGCACTATATATTCAATCCATTTGGATGAATTTTCAAACAAAAAGACCACCAAAGACTGAATTTCTTCAATCTCTGGCGGTCACGAATCCGCACCTATTCCTCATAGGCTTGCAGGACGTCCTAAATTTCTTTAGGTCTTACCTGCGTGATTTTTAATTATTGAAATTATATATTTTCTATGTGTGTTTGTCAAACAAAAGTCTCAACTATGTGCTTTCTGTTTTCCTGCACTTTTAAGTGCTTTCCATTGTGGATCGTTGCTTATCTATAAGTCTGTAAATGCCGTCGCACTCTGACAGTTCCTTATCATTCAACCCTGCCATAAATACTACCGCACACCGCAACCATCTTTCATCGTCACATTCTGATGAAAGCCGAATAAGCAATGATCTGTACTGCTCTTTTGCACTTTTTAAATACTTGTCATCTTTTTTCATAATATCATTCTTGTACATATCCAAAAGAATCATGTTTGCTGCTTTCATTTTTTCATAATCAAAGTCATTTATTTCACTCATCATTCTCATGGCTTCTCTCGTTGCTTTAGAAAATCCGATTGGAGCAAACTTATCAATATCTTCTTCCGTACTCCATCCACCGAAGTACTTTCTTCTCTCGATCTTCACTACCTCATTCACATTTTCCATGAGGTCATCGTTATTAAGTATGAACTCTACAATCTCTTTTGCTTCCATAAATCCTACCATCCTTTGTCATTTTGAAATAAAAACTGTTACTCTCTTGCATTACTTTTTGCATAAGGTATCACTCCCAATTTTGCCATTGTAAACATGTAAAAATATCTGACCTTGTACGTCTCCAATTTTGAGAAAGTCTCCTGCAATTCAGCAATGTATTCTTCTTTTGTCTTGTTTGGACAATTTTCCCTATTAACAACGATAGTCTTTGGCTTCTTTTCCTCGAAAAGTTCATCTACGCTCACATTGAATGCTTTTGCCAGACCTGTTATTGTTTCGATTGATGGATGATCTGTCTTTCCATTCTCAAAATTATTGATCGCGCTCTTTCCTATCCCGGATTTTATAGACAGTTGCTGTAAACTCCATCCTTTTTTCACTCTAAGTTCATGTACTCGATTTTTCATTTGTAAATTTCTCCTTTGTATTTTGTAAACTCATTTTAGTTTCTATATTCGGAAAAGTTTAGGGAAAGCATTTCCAGAAAATATTTCCCTTGAAAGAAGTCCTTTACTATGATAAAATCTTTATTGAAAGAACTTCTTTCGTGTGGGGAGCAAACACATGCCGGTCAAAGCTTTTGTGTTTGTTCTTTTTTCATTCTGTTAAAGATGTTAATTGCAATTCAATCTGTTCATATGTGGGAATCTTAACCACACATTCTGGAATATCTATCCCAACCTGATTAAACAGTTGCTTTACAACATATGCCACTTCGTGTGGTGCAGCACTCTCCCTTCTCATAATTCTTTCCAGCAATCTTCCTGCATTTGTAGCACTCTCCATTGCTGCTGGGGATACTGGATACTGATATGTGATAGAATGTACTGTCTGTGGATTGAAATAATTTTCTTCTAAGCAATCAAACTGCTGCCATGCCTTATCTGTGTCAAGAATTTTACAGTGGCGGCTTGCTCCACGTCGTGTCCAAAGATAAAGTTGTGATGTTTTCTTTGCAACCAAGTCAATATTATTGACTAGGTTCTTAAACTTCTTCAGTTCTTCTCCTGTCAACAAATAATAATGTGTTTCTTCCTTGAATCTCTCTTTATTATTAGCAAAATTATTTTGAACATTATTGACATCTGTTCCATAGACTTCCGCCAGTTGTGCCGTCGTGATAACTCTCTCCCCATTCCACTCTACTGCAACAATCTGTTTATCATTCACCTTTACTACTTCCTGCATTTTTTTCCTCCTTTACTAAATCTGCTTCAATCAGACCGATTACATAGTCTTTAACGCTTTTCCGCTCATGAAAAGCCTTTTCTTTGATTTTGTAATGAAAATCATCATCTTTGATTTCTATTACCATACGTTTCATAATCTCACCTCGCTTTCATATTCAACTGAATGTATATTATCATTTTCATTTGAATATGTCAATAACATTTTTAACATTCATTTGTATATTTTTTGTATTTTATGTGATATACTCAAATTAAACAAAGGAGGTGCAGCTTATGTCTATTGGAGATAACATAAAAAAACTGCGCAAAGAAAAAAACTACACACAAAAGCAATTAGCTGAAATGTCCGGCATTGCCACAATCACGCTCCAACAATATGAATTAGGCAAACGAACTCCTCAAACAGAACAGCTTATAAAATTATCCTCTGCCTTGCAGGTAGATATAAACTCCTTATTAGAGGATTCAGACAGTCCCATGCTTAAGGCTATGAAAAGTTCTAACTCTCCTCTATATGAAGATTACAAAAAATATTTATTGTCTCACTCTGTAGAATTAGAAAACATAGATATCGAGTTTATCAACGATTTTCACAAATTAAACAGCACCGGTCAGAAACGCTTACTGGATTATTTATCTGATCTATTAAAAATTGAGGAATACAAAAAAGACACCCCTTGAGGTGTCTTTTTCTAATTGGATTATTTTGTTTTCTTATTTTCCCCTGCTGCTTTAAGTACTCTCCATTCAGGATCGTTGCTAAAGTTTTTTCTTTCTGTAATTTTTGCTAATTCTTCTTTCAACTGTTCATTTTCTCTCTCTAATTTTTCTATTTTCTTTTCATGTTCTCTCTTTTCTTTAACAAGTATGTTTTTTTCTTTTTCCAACTGATCTGCATAAATAAGTGCTTTTGATTCTCTGTCATATAATTCCAAGTTTTTATCAGTTGCCTGTTCTATTCTTTTATTTATTTCCCTGATTTCCCATTTGTGATTTTTTTCTTTTTTCTCCAACTCATATTTTAAATATTCTATTTGTTCATTTGCTTCTTTTAATTCTTCTTTACACGCCATTAGTTCTGACTCTAATGTTTTATCTCCCATGTATTTTCCCTCGCTTATAAGGTTCCTATGTAATTTTCAATATACGAAATATATTCAACAGGGATTCCGTTCAAAACATCTATTTTTATATCAGAAGAATATCTATTTATAGACCAATCGTATGAATTCTCTTTTCTTAAGTCTGATATTTCTCCAGTATCCTTGTTTTGGTATGTGTATTTGTCATTCTGTTTTACATTCACGCAAACAGTTACTTCCATGTCTGACATGTCAAATTTATAATAATCATAAAGAGTAAATATACAGATAACTTTACTATCATCTTTCCCAAGATACAATGTATCCATATTTTCAAAATCAATTCTATTCTTTTCGCTGTCTATATAAACACAAATATCAAAATCTTTTTGATCATTTTCATACAGCCAGTAGATATCTTCTTCTGAAAGTGTGCTTATATCAAATTCAACTATAACATACGGCATGTAACCATTTTTATATTCCATCTGACACAAATCTACTGATTTTATTCCAAATGTACTATCATTATAATTCATGCTGTCATACGGTATACTTTTTACATTCTTTTCTATTCCAGTTTCTCTTTCAATCACGACAGTTCCATCCGTTTCTGTCGTCTCTATTTTTTCTTCCTCATATCCGTTTCCACACCCAGTTAATACCAACACAGCTATTGTCAAAATTACTATTCCCCACTTTTTCATGAACTCCCTCCCATTTGTAATATATTATACAAACCATACCACAAACGAAAGAGAGTTGCAATTAAAATATTGGAACTGGATTCTTCTGCCCTGCTTTTGCTTCTTCTCGCCATTTTTTTATAACATTCCTATATGCCTGATTCGAATCAAGAACCGCCGTAATATCTGCTTTTTCAAGTTTTGATACAATAACATCTCCCAATTTATCGTAATCAATAACACCGGACATTGCTATCTGCATTTCTTTTCCAATGGTACTTTCAATACTACCGGAATTGTATTTTATAGATGCGTTTACATTGTCAGTTATGCTTCTATTGTACTTATATGCAACTTCCGGCGCTGCTTTTAAACCTGTTAATCCAAAACTGTCCTTAATCCCCTCAGACCAGTTTTTGATCTCCTTAAATGTACTTTTGGAACCATCTGAAATACCATTATTGAATCCTTCCACCGTAAATCCTGCAAATTCTTTAAACACTCTTGATGGCGAATGTATGCCCATCAAATTTGTAAACCAAGAACCAATATTTGATACCCAGCTAGAAATAACACCGTGCGTTGTATTCTGATTCCCAGATACTCCACTATTAAATCCCTCTACCGTATATTTTCCATAATCAGAAAACACCGTGGATGGCGAATGTATCCCCATGTTTGTTGTAAAAGGTGCCTTGATATTATTGTTCATATAATCAAGCATAGCATCTCCAGTACTGCTTGAGTTATCTCTGATACCATCATTGTATCCATCTACTGTATTTTTCGCCCAACTTTCCCCCATATTGGACAGCATGAGTTCCTTTAATTTACCTTTTCGTGTAATTTCTCCGGTAACTGTATCGACTGCACTTTGAGACTGGGCTACACCACCATCCGAAAATCCTTTAACAATTACTTTTCCGCCTTCTATTGCTACATTGTATCCTCTGTCGTTATACCATGTTGTTATTTCATTTTCTAGTTCTGCGGTCAATGTTGGTATTGCTTCTTTCGTTCCTGCAACTCCGCCAACACCAAATTGTACCATTCCTTTTTCCCCAAGGTTATACATATCTTGGTCTGTCGTTCCATAGGAATCAATAATTGTTTGATATAATTCTACTGCTTCTTTTCCGATTACCTGCTTACCATTGACAAATATTCCGCCAAGATCATCTATTGCTTTTGATGCGTTCAATGCAATTTGTCCAAAGTTAATCTTATCTACGGCATCAGACAATTTATTGTATTTCTGCGTATGTTGTTCAAGCATATCATTTGCAGTATTGTAAGATGTTGTAGCTTTTTCAACCTCATCTCTAAGCGTCTTTTGTGTTTCTGTTATTTTGGACTGTTCATCTTCTAAGAAAACCATTTTCTTTACAAGTTCATCATGTGCATCGCTTGCATTTTTTGCTTCTATGCCATTTGCTTTTAAAGCGTCTGCATTTCGCTTCCACCAATCATTCCAGTCCTCTGTTGCACCTATATCAGAAATTATTTTATTGAGTTTATCTAACTCTGTTTTATTTTTTTTGTAGTTCTGCTCTGATACTTCCAACTCGACATTAGCTTCCGCAAGTGCCTTACTGTACTGCTCTACAACATCTTTATATCCTGCAACTCTATAATATTCTTTCTGCGCTTCTATGGTCTTTAGAAGTTCTTCCTTTTGTGCTGTATATTTTCCAGTAGTCATATCAATCTGATTTGCTAATTCTGGACAAATATCAATAAGCTGTTGTGCTCTCGTTTTTAATGTTTCTTGATCTGCTGCTGTTAAGCTCGTCTTGTCTGCAAGTTCGAAATATGAATCTGCAAGCTGTTGAAGCTGATCTGCACTTGCTTCGGATTTAGATGTTAAATCCTTTGTAGTGTCAGCTAAATCTCTTAGATTTTGTGCGGCATCTTCCATTTTCTGGTTATTTGATCCTATTTCTTCCTCAAACTCCAAAAACTGATCTGCAATCTCTTTTTGCCAACTTTTATGGAAATTATATACAGCTAACCCTATTGCTGCGATCGCCGCTGCTATTGCTAAATAAGGATGCGCAACGACAGTAGCTGCAAAATTCAAAAGAGTATCTTTTATTGCCAAAATCTTTGTCTTAATATTGTCTAATGCTGATAACGTAATGGTTGATATTTTTATTGCTGCAATTACTCCAAGAATGGTTGCTTCTATTGGTGCAGCAGAAAATATACCAGACCATGTGCTTAGCCCAGCATTTATAGCTTTCCAAATTACCTGCGCAATTTTTCCACATATGCCAAGCCAATCTATATCAGACAGGAACTCTCCGATTTTCTTTCCAATCCTATACCAATTCACTCCATCAATAGCAGAAATCATTGCATCAAGCAAACCTTTCGCCCATGTATTCAATGTTCTTGCCAAAAGAGTAAACTTGAAAGTTTTGAAAAATTTATTAATCCCTGCTGCAATAGAATTTCCAAAATTCTTCCAGTTAAATCTCGTTCCAAAAGAATTTAAAAACTCCAATGTAGTATTCAATGCCCCTGCAATCGTTTTTCCGACATTCCCGAACAGTCTCGGATTAATAAGACCATTAAGGAAATCTGCCAAGCCTTTGCCGAAATTTCTTGCCTTGGAATAAATCTTATCCCAGTTGATAGACTCCATAGCTTTTGATAAGGCATCACTGATGTATTTTCCAAGTTGTTTCAGATTTTTGATATCACTTTCGTAATTTTTGAAAATGGTATCAGTCTTGACAAGTTTACCGCCACTGGCACCACCGGATGCACCACCGCCGCCGGAACCGCCCGAACCTTTTTTGCCAGAACCATCATTTGTGGTAATCAGTTTCAATTCATCAAACTGACGGACACCCTTATTCATCTTGTCAATGTTCTTTGCCGCCTGTCCGGTACTGTCCGCAACATCATCTGCGCTTTCTGCCGCATCTGAAAAACTATCCGCAAGACCTGCACCGGAATCCTCATATTTCCATCCGAAGATTGCGCCTAAAGCGTTTGTAACCTTTGTAACAAAGCTGATAACAACCAGTAAAACGGAATTGAGTGCTTTTACGAATGGTTTGAAAGCATTGATTAATGCTCCACCAATAACACTGCCAAGCTGTTCGAACGACTGTTTTAAAATTCTGATCTGGTTCGCCCACGAATCAGCAGTACGCGCAAAGTCTCCCTGTGCTGTCTGCGTATTGGCAAGGACGTACTGATACCGGAGCATTGTCTTTTCAGCCTGTGACATAGACTCGATATCAGAATCTAATCCCTGTTTCATCGCCCACTCTTTAAGGGTTGCCTGTGTAAGATCAAGACCGTAATCTCTTAATGGACGTGTCTGTCCGGTAAATATTGCAGCTAAATCCTGCGACACAACATCATGATCTATGTTATACAGAGATGCCATATCAGCAGTTAATTTTGTTAAATTCAAAGACACATCAGCCATGGAATCAGACAAACCAATATAGCCATCTGTCTGTTTGTTCAAAAACTCATTGGCTTTCTTTATCAAACTGCTGTCAATTCCCATGGCTGTTCCCATTGCTTGGAATCGGCTTGCCGTCTGTTTCAATGTCAGTTCTGACATACCAAACTGACGTATAGAGTCCTGTGCAAACTCATTGACTTTTTTTGACATGTCACCAAAAGTAACATCAACAACGTTCTGAACCTCTGTTAATGCCGATGATATGTCGATTGCATTTTTTATTCCTCTGATCGCTCCGTACAGACCAAGATAAATCCCCATAGAGGATAAAATCTGTCTTGTGAATGACTTGAGTCCGATCAATGCTTTTCCTGTGGATGTCTTAAATCCAAGGAAAGAACCGGAAAGATTACTGATGCTGTTATTTAATCCAGTAATCGCACCGCCAGATCTGTTTGAAAGATTTCCAAGTGCCTGTGTCATTTGTAAAATATTTGCGCTTACATTTGGTGCTTTTGAGAGTGTCTCAAACAGATATTTAAGGTTGTCAGCAAGCAAAGGTATATTTGTTACTGCACGTCCGCTTGCAACGCTTCCAAGCCTTGATATGGCTGTTACAAGGTTGCTCATATTGGTCATATCAAAATTCAATGCACCTATCTTGTTCATCTGGCGTACAAAGTTTTGTAACTGCGCAGATAAAGCCGGCAGATTCTTTGTCGCCTGTGTAGATGCCTTGCCACCAATTTTTGACAGTGCCGACACCATGCTTGTGAGTCCGCTTGTATCAACAGCTTTAACACTTGCTATTCCAGATGCAAGATCTCTCACAGCAGAAGATATTCCGTGGATAGAATTTGCATCAACACCAGAAAATTTATTGAGTGCCCGCACCATTGATGTGATTTCCGAAGATTTACCACCTTTGAACCCGGTAGCTGCATCGGAAATGCTTCTGATTCCGCTTGCAATATTTGAAAGTTTTGCAGTGTCAAACGATATGCTTTCCCGGAGCCTATTCATGCTGTTTACAAGGCTTTCTATGGAATTACTTGCTTTTGCAGAGTCAGCTTTGATTTTTATTTGTAATTCATCAATGTCTGCCATATATGCACCAACTTTCTATGCAAAATAAAAAGACGGTAGGCTGTGACACCTTACCGTCCTTGATCTACTCTTTTAATTTTTCTCTTGTAACCGGTCCGCATTTCTTATCTACTGTAATTCCGACTTTTTTCTGGAATGTTCCAATACCGGTCGCCGTATCATTTCCAAGAATACCGTCCACATTACTGTTTCCCTTTTTATCTTTTTCATCTAGGCATCCGTGATAAATAAGCTCCGTCTGAAGCCATCTCACATCATCCCCTCTCATGCAAGGGAATTTTTTCTTTAAAATCCTTACAGGTTCCGGGTATGGGTTTAAATGATCTTTTACATTTTTTCTAGGGTTTCCGCTTGTCACAATCGCTGTATGACCTTTGGTTTTTGTGACAAGAACATCTCCATTGTAAAGAACCATTCCTGCCGCATAACCTCCAATGTCATCAAACATGCCACTAGAAAGAAGTACAGATTTTTCATTTGCTGTAGTGAAATTACCAACATCTTTTCCAGTTGCATGAATAATGCATGCCCGTACCGTTGTGCCGCAATCTGCTTCTGTTTTTACTTTTGAATTAATACCATATTTGACAATTCCAAGCCGGTGTCCCTGACAGTAGCCAATATTATCATTATTGCACGCTGTAATCATTGATTCTGCCAGTTTATCCGCCATATCTTTTGTTTTTGGCCTTAACACATACCATCCTTTTTTATGAACATAAAAGTTTTGCATACTTACTTCTGTTCCGGTCTGATCTCCCGGTCTCCCACCGGTCAATTTCCCATTTTCATCATGTCTTGCAGATCCAATTCTCATATTTATACCTCCAAGTTCTTTTCTGGTTTTGGGTGGCTCAACTCATAGTTTGACTGCATAATTTTGAGCTTTGCCACAAATAGCTCTCTCTGTTTCTTAATTTCTTCTTCCGTCATTTCCGAATCATCTTTCCCTTGTTGCTCATTAATTGGTTTTTTAATATACTTTGATTTTGCTTTTCGTCCGGCAAGGCAATGTTCTACTGCCACCGATACCGCAGACAATCCGTATGTTCCAAACCACATCCACATCTCATCGTCTCTTTGCTTTTTATCTAAGTTGTAAGCATCCGCATAAGGCTGTAAATCAGTCGGACAGGACGTGTCTATGTCATGCACAGTAAATCCGTACCCCTTTGTAACTAAAAGCCAAAACGGGCGGATTTCCGTGCAATACGTTTCCCATGTAAGCTCTCTCTGTTCTTCTACTTTTTCCTCGGAGTTTTCTTCGCCGCTTCTTTCTGCTCTGCTTTGAGCAGTTTTGATAAAAAACCATTTTCAAGTAACTCTGCTAAAAGTGCATTGTAAAGTGCCTGAACATCTGCATCTTCTCCGTCAAAGTAGTCATCCAGCATGGCATATACTTTTCCAAGCTGCTGTTCCTTTTCTCCCTCATTGTCCGGATTGTATCCAAGTTCCTCTTTGTGAAACTTCTGCGCGCCTACAAGGATTAACTCTGGAAGAAATAAAAGGATTTCGTCAACCGCTTCGATATCTTCCATCTGGTCTAATTTTGCTACTTTCTTGATAATTCCGCTTTTCACGGTTGCTTCATATCCAAACTTGATCTGTAATTCTTTCTCGCCAAATTTTAATTTTGTCATTTTCTTTCCCTTTCTCCCTCTCATATAGGGAAAGGGCAGTCCGAAGACCGCCCTGTTCTTTTAAATTGTTTCTTCAAGCTCTGGCTCGGTTGTCTGGTTATCGTCAGCCGATCCAACCGAACTATTCGACTGACGTGTTATTCCCCCGGTGTAAAAGCTACAGCGGTGTCCATGCCCTTGTATTCTTCAATGGTAAGATTCATTTCAACCGTCAAAAGTTCGTTCTGACCAATCTCCGGCTGTGGAATCTGCTCTGGCGGCTGAGCCACAACAAAAAACGCGTCGGTAAATCCCGGGATAATAGTTTCAAACCACATTCTTTTCCCGCCGGAAAGCGCCTTATACGCCGTGATAAGTGCTTCCCACTCTTCCTTTGTGGCATCCGTAAGGTTTACCGTGATAGGGAAAGAGCCACCGGTATCTGCGCGACCCTTTACATATCTGGTAATAGCATCTTCTAATGCAGATGCGTCAATCTGTTCCGGCTCAATGTTGATACCGCCGATTGCGTTAATTCTTGTAAGCTGTTTAAACGATGTAGGCTTTGTTCCGGCTGTGGTTTCTGTTCCATAGCCAAACGTAATGCCTAACGTAGACAATCCTGCTTCTGCCATTTTTACCTCTCTTTCTACCGCCAAATAATGCGGTTATCGGGCGCATCTTTTTGCACCCGGTGCATAAAAAATAGAGCCTTTCGGCTCTTTTACATCAATCTGTCGTTGGCTCCGATTATCCGCCGGAACCTTGCAACGCTTCTAAATTTTTTCTCACTGTCATTTTTAAACTCCGGCATTGCTGTGATTTGAAATCGCATCTGTTTAAAGGCATCAGCTAAAATAGCCATAATCCCTTTTGCATCGCTCTGCTTTGTGTTTGTAATGACGTCAACCTGTATTGTTTCCTGCACCGCATTTACGGATGTGCCCTCTAAATCTGCCCCACGTTCAAGCCCCGGCATCTCGTGAATGTAAATGGTCGGGAAAACAGGGTCTTTATCAAGGTTCTTTTCAACCGTTGTAAATGCAGTGTCAAAATTCATGCTTTTGTATTTTTTCTTGAGTTTTGGTTTGGCTATCGTTGCAACATTGGAGAAAATGTTTATTTCAAGGTCAAATACCCACTGGTTGTCTGCCATTATCCAAACACCTCCTTCGCTGTCTGTGTAACAATCTGCCGCAACTCATTCGCGGTCAGATACATGAATGGTCGGCTTGGCATTCCCTCTGTAAACCACCAATCGCCATTGTCGTCCTGATAAAACCATCCATATCTTTCATCTGAAATCTGATGTATAGTTTTTCCACTTGCATACTGCCACGAAACGCCATCCGGCAGTTTCCCTGGATAAGGATTTTGCTGTCCTACGGTTCCTGTTCCAAATTCAACAAACATTGCATGGTCCGTCCCGGCAACTACCGCCCATATCCCGCCTCCTTTGGTACTTCCCTTGTATTCTGAATGAATACTGGAAATCAATTCTGATGTGAATATTGCGTCAAGGTCAGCAATTTGTACTCTGGCAATCTCTACGCCCTTTTCCGCGAGTTTTTCTGCCAATAGCTGGCATTTATATGTCAAGCTGTTTTTATAGGCTCTAAGCTCTCGTATGGCGTTCTGAATAGACTTTTCAGACAGGCTCATTGTGATTACTTTCTTTCCCATGCCGCACCTACTTCACATTTTTTTGCAATAAGAACAAATCAACCGTCAATCCCTCGTCTGCGACACCTTTTACGATGTAATCAGCCGAATTTTCGTCAACGATTGTATTCTCTTCATCTTTGTACTTTACGTCTGATCGTTTCCATACCAAAGATCCGACGCTCAATGGAAGCTTTCCTTTGTCTTCTACGATCTGAACAAAATTTGTAGAGTTATCTACGCCAAATTCTTTTATAAGTGCTTCGCTCAACTTATTGCTGATTGAAGAATAAAAAACCACAGGCTTTTCATAACCTGTGGTATACTCTCCGGTTGTCTTCGGTATCTTGTTCCCGTCATCATCAAGGTAATAAATTACATTACCATCAGAATCCGTGTACGAAGAATATTCGATGTTACCATCATCATCCGTCACATATACCGGCACCTTGCCGCTTTGCTGCGAATAACTCATTTTTTGCTTATTGATCTCAAGCATTTCACTTCACATCCTTGCCGAACCGTTTCCACAGCTCAGAAAGCTTTTCCCATCCATACATTGCGACAAACGCAACAATAAATCCTGCAATAATAGCTGCCAAGATCATATACCATAAAATTGATGTCTGGATGTACTGCATGTATGCCACAAACGCAGCGACCGTGATTCCGATAGAAAGAACAAATACCAAGATGTCCGTCGGAACCTTAGAAAATACGCCTACACCTTTGATTACCTGTGTTACCACAGACACAACAAATGCCAGCGTACCAATAATCGCCAGAATAATTGTCATGTTAGCAATTACCGACTGTATAATATCCATGATTAAACCTCCTTTTCATCATTAAGACGGGTTTCTATTCCGTCAATTCTGTGATGAGCCGATTTCACACTTTCCTCCACCTTTATGATCCTGTTGTCATGAGAATTGATTTCTTTTCGCATCTCTGAAACTTCATTTTTGATCTCGGTCGTGTTGTTTGAAATGGCATCCAACTTCATGTTAATGCGTGTGTTCTCCCTCACGCGTTCTTCAAGATCCGTGTTGTCTGTCCTTTTGTTGCTCTTCAAGCCCATAAAGACGGAAAAACCAAGCGACAGCACGCTTATAATGATTGCTGTTGATATTTCAATCGTCAAATCATATACCGCCTTTCATTTTTATGGCACACCGCCCACCACCGCTCAATGTGTGCCGCCTGCTACGTTTTGCCGACGTCGGCAAAACGTAACGCACAATCTTCTAACCAGATGGAATCCCATACGGTTATAATGCTTTTACAAACGGAAATACTCCAACAAACAAGCTTTCCCTGTCTTTCCAGCTACGGCTTACGCCGTTTTCTGAATAACTTGCCATATAGGCTTCTCCTGCCTGTGAATGGTCGTACAAGGCTAAATTGACGATTACATCCTCAAACTGTTTCAAGTCTTCGGATATTTTTTCATCCGTGTAGCTTTCCGGGTAATTCCGCTTGCTTACCACTTCATTTCTTGCCTGCTTGATAAGCTGTTCGATGTAAGGATTATCTTCTTTCTGGTCGAACACGACAACATCAGAAGTAACACCATCTTCATCCGTAACGGTTTCAATATGAAATTGTTTCAGTCTGATTTTGACCTGCTCTAATGTTGTATATTCGTCCATTCTTCCCTACCTATAATCCGAACTGCTCGATCAAAATGCGTTTCAGTTCCGCTCCACTGATTTCTTCTGCACCCTCGATCCCATGTTCAGCGGCAAGTGCCTGTAAATCAGCAGTGCTCATTCTGTTAATCTCTGTCTTGGTGTACCCTCCGGAAGATTTCTCTCCCAGAACAATGTCCGGGATTTCATCTCCTGCTTTGTACCATTTTCCATTGCGCTTTACCGTGTATTCAGCAATCATACCGCACCTCCTACGCAACTTTCATGACAACAACGCTGTCCATGCCCTCAAAAGTAGGCAATCCGATCATTGACACAACGCAATGAGTGTTGATCGGATGATTTGTTGCGTATGTATACACCGAAATACCGGTTTCTACAATAGAAAGGTTTCCGTCTGTTAAACTTCCGCTTCTCTCTTCCGGTGTCTTTCCAAAGACATAATCTCCAAGGTACACGCCGGATGCCTGCGCTGAAATAACTCCTGTAGGAATAAAATATTTGGTGGCACCGTCTGCCGGGTCGATGTAAAGTTTGTCGTAAACTTCAATCCCGATGCCGTATCCTCTAAGATACTCTGTAACCTGCCCCTGCTGTAAACGAATACCTCCATTGTAAGCAGTAATTCCAAGCACCTGTTTCTTTGTGTCTTCTGCCTTAAGAACCATCTCCCACGTTTCTGTATTCATGCTAAAACGTGCAAGGGAATATCCGGTTTTCTTTGCAAACTCACGTTTAATCTCGATAAGGTCATCAAGTGGCGTTGCTGTTTCTGGTGCAGACCATTTATCAGTATCGCTTCCGGAAATATCCTTGTAATGATCTCTCTTGTGCGCCACTCCATTGTCCGAAGTATAATCAACATAGAAGCTCTTGCCACCAATTGTTACCTGTACTCTTGGAATACCATCAGATGGTGCTAATAACTGCCAAATCTGGCGTTCCGGCACTACTCTTGCGCCCTCAATCAGCATCATCGGTTTTTTGCTGATTTCTCTAAGCACCTGGTTTGCCATGTTGGAATTTTCTGCCGACTGGTAATTTGCATACTCCTGCTCTTCACGCTCTGTTACCATGTAAGATTCACGGTAGAAAGGCATCTCGTTCTGAATATCCGAAAATCCACCGACATCTCTTAACTCTGCCTGCGCATCAAAATTGGATGCCTTTAAGGATACCGGAAGACCGTTTTTCCCTTTGATAAATCTAAGTTCAAGGCTGTCCTGTTTTCTGGTTCCAAATTTCTGTCTACCTAAGTAAGGTGCAGAACCAAGCGTTTTTTCATAATTATTCCACATAACCACAAGACTTCTTGCGGTAAATGCTTCTGCTAATGGTAATGCCATTCTCTAATACCTCCATTTTTTAATCAAAAAAAGTAACACGCGGTGTTGCTGCTTTTGCAGTTGCTTCCACGGTCACTCCGTTCGCTGTTACCTTTGCGCTGTCAATAGAACCCTGATATACATAAGTTCCAGGCGCATCTCCCATTGTTACGTCAACATCTTCCAGAAGATACCCTTTGCAAGATTCGTCATTGCTTGGGAACGGTGTCCCTGCCTTTGCAATCTTCTTTCCGTTTGCATCGGCACTTGACACCATTGTCTGCGGAACGATACACGCCGCACCCTCATAAGGAAAGAATTTTAAAATTCCTTTACTCTGTGTAAAGTCTCTTTCAATCGGTTTTCCCATAATTTACCTCCTATAAAACATAATGGTCTTTGGCTTCTGCACTTTCTGCAGGTTTGCCAAAACTGATTTTTTCTGCGTTCTCTACGTCCGCAGTTTTTTTATTTTCTCCACCTGCAGTACCGCCGCCCGGATTTTCAGAATTATTTGCAATCTCCTGTTCCTTTGCCTGCGCTGCCGCGGTTTCCTTTTCGGCTGTAATCTTTCCAAGAGCGTCATAATCAAGGCTTCCATTATCCTTGACAACGGATTTTGCCTGCTCTGCATTGATTTTTAACTTTTCCATCAATGCTTCGCGCTGGTCTCTAATGGCGTTTTTCTTCTGCATATCTGCAATCTGCTGATTTGCTGTCTCTAACGCCTTGTTTGCTTTTTCAAGTTCCGTGAGGTTTCCTGCTTCCATTTCATCCAGCTTTTTCTGCAACTCATCTGCGCTGTCTGCCTTTGCCTTAAGCTCTGCTGTTTTTGCCTGTTCTCTCTGTACGGAACTGCCGTAATCAGCAATGATTTTTTCAACATTTTCCTCACTGATACCCATTGCAATTAACTCTTCTCTTTTCATTGATTACCTCCGATATGTCTTTACGAATTTTTGCGGTGCAACGACACCGAATGACACTGTTGATTTTTACGCTCACAACTTTGCGAATTTTTATAAAATAAAAACAGCCACCGATTACTCGGTAGCTGTCTTATTTTGCTGTTTATTTAATTGGTTTACAATTTCCTGTGCTTTTTGTTCCTGCTCTTCTGCATCATCAATGGTTTTCCACAACGCATCTATATATGGCTTAGACAAGAGGAATGTCTTTTCAGCATCTCCCCAAAGCCCCACCGTTTTAATGGCAATAAGAGGATGTATGCCGCACTCTAAAAGCTGATATAGTGTTTGCGACTTTGTATACATATTGTCTTGCGGGCTATGATTGATTTGCACATCAAAATCCCTCATTGACAATTTCAAATCATTGTCCTTAACGCGTATTACATTTAAGACAACTTTTGCAAGTCTCTTCTCTGCCGATTTCACAATTGGGTCTTTTAATTTTGCTCTTGTCTTTGAAAAATCCCATCCAGCCCTTAATGATACTGCTCCTTGTGTATCTCCTCCAGAGTTTTGGGACTCTCTGTTTGGTATTGCTAATATTGCCAAGGCATTGTCCCACAAATCATCTTTTGCCACCTGACACTGGCTCTGATTTAGTTCCTGCGTCATAATCTCAACATCGGCTTTGTTATCCTTGTTATTGGACTTTACCGTCAAAGCATGGCTCATTTTCATCTCTTCAAACGTTTTTTGGTCGATTTCACAGTTCACAAACTTAACCCAGTACTGAACAAACTGCTCAATTCCATCCATTCTGTTTGACTGCATATTGTTTATGGCATCCAAAATACCTATGACAAGCTCAATGTCTGATATTCTTTCGTGATTGTTTGGGAACTCAACAATAGGAATGTTTCCAAATGCATGCAATTTCCATTCAGAAACTACTCCATTTTGAATTTTGCATGAATGACTGTCTGTATAGCACAGTTTGTACCATCTTCCATCTTCGTCTTTAAGCTCCTGCACCGCAACCACCGGTTCTTCCGTACTCCGATTATAAATAACACACGTATTCATTGGAGTAGGCGCAACAATTTGAAATGGTATTTCTCCATTTGCAAATCTTACCGCCTTAAAAGATGTTCCGGTTGCTGACTGCCACTCTCCTGCTTTAATGTCTTTTTCCTGTTTATTCGCATCCACAAGATAGTCATTCAGCGCATCCACTGCCCGATTAATTTCATCATCATCTTTTCGACTGATAAACTGTATTGGCTCGCCATATGTCTGTCCTACTTTGAACTGAACAATCTCATACGCATGATTTTCTACTATTTTGTTTGTAATATCAGCATTTTGTACCTTTAATCGGTATAAAATCGGCTGATCTCCTTTGTAATACCGCCATAGGTATTCTATTATGGTTTTGTTGTAATAATAATTACCGATGCAGTCTCCAACCACCTTGACAATATTGTCTGCTGTGATGGTTTCAACATCTGTATATAAAATTTTTCTACCATAACAGCCTTTAACAAGGTCTTGGAGAGATTTGTCATTTCTCATTTTTTTCTCCTAAATAAACGTCATCCCACTGGATGTTGACCGGATTGTAAGAGATTTTAATTTCGTCTTTCCATTCTCCGGATAAAAAACAACTTTCTTGTGGCATTTCCTACATTCCACAGAAATGTTCATTGTTGAACGCCCATCGTGTGTGGCAACTTTTCTTCCGCAACGCGGGCAATATATTGTTTTTGGTGTATATACCATAAAATCCTCTTTTCTTTTCAAAAGAAAAAGCACCGGAGATTTCTCTTCGATGCTCTTTCAATGGGGGATGGTAAAGTGTTCAACTATTTGTTGACTTCTTCGATTATAACTATATCAGAAAAAAACCGGACATATCGGACAACTTTACTCTTTCATAAATCTATCGAACGCTTTTCTCACGCTGTCTTCTGTGTTATTGCCTCCTATTTGGTCGGCAACCTTATTCCAAGATTGATTTTCTAAAAATCTAAGATTAATTATTCTTCTAATTCTGCTATCTTTTATATTTGCAATAAACTCTTCTACTTCATTTGTTTTTTCAAGAAGTTCGTTTTCCAAAATTTCGAGGGTGGTTTTTCTGGAATATAACAAGGTTTTTTTGTGCCTATATTCTGGCAATGGTATTCCTTCTATTTTAAAATGTTGGTTTCCACCATTTCCGCCAGAAACGCTATCAATAACCGTTCCTTCCTGTTCAATTTTTTCTATGTATTTTTCAAGCTTTTCAATTTTATTCCTTACTTCTTTTACTTCTTCTCTTAAATCTAAGTATTGATTTAAAATATCTTTGTTTACCATATCAATACCTCCTAAACGGATTCACTGCTGCTTCTACTTTTGCTACATTCCTTCCATTTGTCACTCTAAGCGCAAAGTTTGAAAATACATCCGGCACATCATCCAACTGCTTTTTACCGGATACTGAATATCTCTTAAGAAGAGACATCATTACTCCGTATGGCTCATTCGGCTTATATGATGATGGGTCTTTAAATATAACGTGCTGCAATATCCAGTTTGAGCACTGAAAAATCCTTGCTTCCTTATTTGTCTCCGTCGGTGTATCTGTGATATTGCATATCCATCCTTTGGCTTCCACTCGCTTGTTTACTTCCATTGCGACACGGTCCCCTCCGGCATTTCTCTCAAATTCACATTCCTGAACTTTGTTGTTTGTCAAAACATTTGCTGCATTTTCATACTGAACCTCATAATCTGCCGTGTTATCGCAAACACAATCCACGCAGTAGTAATCTTCTCCGTATTTTTGCAATACAGGCAGAACAAAATAGTCTGTTCCCTTTCCCTTTGTATCGCACTGGCCGGTTACAATCTCCGGCTCTCCATGCGGCAAATTAAGATACCGACGTATTTTATCTTCCGGAAACAGCAATCCCTCACGCTCAATCGGTTCCTGTTTGTAAAGGCATCTATATGATATGTCGTCCATCAATAATTGCTGGTCTTCAAAAAATTCTTTTGTAAAACCGGAGAACTCATATTCAAAGTTGCTTTCTCCTGTAACTGGGTCTACATCCGGTACCGCAATAACCTTTACTCTCGGATTACCCTCGTACATATTTTGTATGCGCCCTATGACGTCGTGTACGCTCCATCTTGTGGCAATATGTATTTCCTTGCAGTTCTTACCGTCCGTGTCCTGTATCTTTCTCTGTCTGGCATCTACAGCGTATTTATCCCACAATTTATCAAGGATAATGGGATTCATTGCTTCTTCAATACCGCCGATCATATCGTCAACCAGTAAAAACTTAGAAGCCCTTACTTTACCGGCATTCTTACTACCAACAGACGTACATTGTACGGATGGAAACGATTTGTACTTCCCGACATTAAACTGCTCCATTTTCGCATTTGTGCTTGTCACGGAAAGATTTGGGAAAATTTCATTCCATGTATATTCTTCTTCGTTTGTAACGATATCGTACACACCGTCATAGTACATTCTGGTAATATCACCGCTGTGTGAATAAAAGAGGCTGAAATCTCTCGGAAACCATCCGGCAACAAGAGCGTGAAACATTTTTTCAACCGTTGTTTTTCCTGCACCCGGGACAAGTGATACGCACAGGATGTCATATCTATCATCAATCATGCCTTGCAGCGCATCTATGAGTCCGATTTTTAAGAATTGCTTTCTTCTTGGCATGTAAAACCGCTCTTTAGGCTCTCTCTTCTTCTCCAAATACTGGAAAGCACTATCCACAACTTTGTTTTGCGCTTCTAAAAGCAAAATTCCGTAGTATTTGTCCAGAATTTCATAAGATACCTTGTTTTGGAATGAATATTTCTCTAAATCCCATGGTGTGCCACCTGTAGATTGAAATATAAACTGCTCCGTCAGTTCTTTCGCTCTGGCAGAAACCTTTAATCCATACTCAACATCCTTTTCCGTCAGAATGGCTACCCTTGCCGCTTCTTCCATGGCATCTATTACCTGTTCATCAACGCCATGCACCTGTATGTAATTTTCATATCCATTTACTGTGGAAATTAGGCTTGAACTTGCCAAAAGAAAAGCACCTCCGCAAAAGCAGAAGTGCCTTGACCTCTGCCTATAACTGTTTTAGGGTAGCGACTAACTCCATTTGTTAGCCGGTAATATTATTTTATTTTCTTATTATTGGTTCTTGCTGATATTGACAAGTCCACTCTGAAATATCGTTGTTGTCGATATTTTGTTTTGCTTTTTCTATTTTCTTTGAGAATTTACAATGCCACAACGCATAATTAAGCCTTGATTGCGAATAGTAAATGCAACATCTGTCTTTCAAATACTTTTTCATCTTCGGATAGTAAAACCACGATTTTATAAAATCAATAATCATTTCCATTCTCACACAACACCTTCCTGCTTGCTTATCGTCAGCTTCTCTTATTTCATCCATAAATTTCTCCTTATCTACGCATAAAACCTTTTCAGCCACTTCGACACATTCTTTTCTCTTTTCGTCATTAGTGCATTCTCTGTCTGTGTTATATCGGCAAAAGGTCAGGTTGCATTTTTTATTATTAGGTTCGATAGGCTCTTGTTTATAAAAACATTCATAAAGTTTTTGCCTGTCTGCCTCGTTATTTGCCACAATAACAAGTTCATCTTCTAAATTGGAACAATCTATAGGCTCGCCGTTTCTACCGCCTATTTCGCGCGATTGTGCTTCTCTAAGTGCTTCACGCTCTATTGATTCAATTACTTCTGCCATGCTCATTCTTCAATACTCCTATCAAATCATGCATTTGAATCAGTAGTTTTTAAATATTCAACGAACTGTGCCCAAGCCTGTTCGCATGTTAAATCGCCAACAGGATTTTGAACATAGTATTCTTGGAAATATTCCCTGGCCTTTTCTTTTTCATCTTCGGAATATGAATCCCATTTAGAAACTCCAGATTTCTTTTTGAAAAATTCACATTCATGTTCACTGTCAGCAAATCCAGCACCAGGAATCCATTTTCCCGGATGGTTGCACATTTCAGCCATCCCTACAACTTCGTTTCTATCAAATCCAAGGTAAGCACAATCATAACACGTCATTCTTCCGCCAACTTTCTGCCGCACATCGGACAAAATTCAATTTCCATTGCTATCGCTACGTTCATTCCATTGCTACAACATTTAGCATACTGTGGACATTTATCAATATGGCATTGAATAACATTTATATAGCCCAATTTTTTGATTTTAAATTCTCCATATGCAGTTTTATATGATTCTTTCCCATTACAAAAATCACACATTTTCAACACCTATCCCTGCATCTGTGATAAATAACTTTTCCTCTTACATTCGCTTCATATGCTCTTCCAAGTGACCGAACAAACAGATATTTCTTTTTCTCACAATCCATATAATCCAAGGAATTCATATATGGCTCCAATTCGTTTGAAAGCTGTTCCACAAAATCCTTGATATGCTTGAATGCCTTAATTGCCTGTTCTTGTATAAACAAAACTATTGCTTTCCATGTATCAATTACTTTTACGGCATACTCAAGAATCATTTCTCCTAATTTTCGATACCATAATTTGAACTCGACAACCATATATCCTTGCAATTCAATAACTTTTTTCTGATCTTCTGACACATTAAGATCCATACTCACACCTCAACACCATCGCATTTTTCATAAGAACCAAGACCTTTAATGTAATGGCTTCTCGTATCTTCAAAGTTTCTGCAATCTACGACTTTCCCCTCGTCAATACACTCTTGTAAGTATTCGCATTTATCGCATTTCGTATCTTTCTCTATTCGTGGTGCAGTAGCTACTTTTTGCTTTTTCCCGAACATTCTCTTAAATTTTTTTAAAAATCTCATGCTTCCACCTCATTTTCATGTGAATTATTCAATAATTTCGTATATTTCTCCTTCACATTCCTTTGGAGCCATCGTTCCCCATCCATTCTTTTTTTTTAACTCATAATGATTTTCATGCTCTGTAACTTCAAGCACATCGCCTTTATTAATCACCATCTTATATCCATGTTTTTTGTCATTTATTTCTACATCCTCTAAAAATCTTGCTTTCATACTTACACCTCATTTTTGCATAAAAAAATACCAACCATCGAATATTGACGGTTGGTACGATATTTATTGAATCTTATCCAAAATATCTTGAAGTGGAGTATTTTCATTTACCCCATATTGGTTTTTCCATACTTCCATATTCTTTTTTAATTCTTCAAATCCATCTTTGGAGCTTTTCAAAAAATCAAAGTTTGTTTTCTCGGCAAGCAAACTTTCCGTATACAATGTAGAATATAACTCTCCCAATGTATCATATACCCCAAGACTAACAGAAGCTTCAAGTAATTTCTTAATATCTGGCATTTGCATTCCCCTTTCATTTGTGATAGAGGAATTATACCACTATAACCGCCAACATTCAATTTTCAAAGTTCAAATAGCGACTCTATTGAGAATCGAACTCAAATCTTCCGATAGACAGTCGGATGTACTGACCTTTATACTATAGAGCCATATGCGGTTGCTGATTGAATCAGCGTTATTTTTAATTCAACAGGGCAGTGACCGCTTGCTCCTGTCTATCCGGTAGCGAACCGGACGCATGGGGAAGAGAGGAATCGAACCTCCAACGTTTACCACGTGGGAACTGATTTACAGTCAGCCGCAACACCGCCAATCGTTGCCGCTTCCCCAAAACCGCCCTCAGACGGTTAGCAATCATATTTTTCGTGCCATGCGTTGCACTATTCTGTGTGATATCACAGGAAATAGGCTGGTGAGGATTTGCACCTCACATAACAACGACTTTCCACAACGGGTAACACCCTTAACAGGTTCCTTCATTGCCTTGTTGATTCAATGACTTGTTCCTAACCAAAGCGTGGTTGTCTTATGCTTAAGCGTCTACCTTTTCCGCCACAGCCTAATTGTATTTTTGACAGCTCAGGCACCGTGGGATAGGCACCCGAACTATCAATAGGAATCCGCCTGTATTGCTCGTCAGCAAATTACGGGACAACCATCATCCAACACCAAGCGGTCTTCCGCCTTGCCGTACTTCGCGGCAAACGCCACCGGACGGTCTCGCACCGTCCTTAACAGAAACGTCCTAGTGGCGAAAGGATGTGTCATGAAAAACACCAAGAAGGAGAATTTACGGAATGGATCGTTAAACCCATTCCTCCATCGGAACGGCAGGAATTGAACCTGCGACCGCTCGGATATAAGCCGAGTGCTCTGCCAACTGAACTACGTTCCGCTACGGCATATTAAAATGCCGCAATGTAGGATTTTTATCTTGTAAGCAACTCTTACAAGTTGCCAGTAATTTAAAATTTTGTTTAGCTATACTGGATGCTCCGATTTCTCACTCTGGTGCTCTGCGTCGCTATCCAGATTGAGTAAATCTCCGGTGCTGTCCGGTTCCTTTGATTTTGTTATATGTATTCTTTCCTCTGCACAAATGATAGGCAGCTGAAAGCAAATACCAAATATTGGACTATAAAACATTCTGTTACCTCCACATCAGAAACATGTTCAGCAACAGTAACATCACAAGTACCCATAATGCAATTGCTGTTTCTTTGTCTTTGGATTCTCTGCCAGATACAAATAGTATCAGCATAAAAATAACATCCAGCGTCGATATAATCGTTTTAATAATTACCATGGTTGTTTTCCTCTCACAAGTTTCTTTAGCAGGATTCGAACCTGCGAATACTGGAATCAAAATCCAGTGCCTTACCGCTTGGCGATAGCGCTATATTAACACTACTTTTCCGGCATGTAATAGACCATGTTATCAAATACAGTTATTCCCATACAAGGATCATTCATCTCAACGCATCTGATCGATATGTTTTTAGATACTGCAAACATTTCGGCCACCTGTTGTTTATCCATGTTTGTGCTAATAACTTGAAAAGCCGAAAATGCCTTGTGCATATCAGAGAATACTTCTTTTTCTCTACCTAAATTTGCATACGTCCCAATGGTAAACGTTTTTCCATCAACCATAGCAGTTATCATTCCATGATTTGCTGTGAATACCGCTCGGTCAAAATCAAGCGAAACGTCTTTGCTTTGTGATACTACTCTCATACTTTTCCATCCAATCTCTTTTTGTTTTTGAGGATATTTAAAGGACTTAGTAGTGCTGATTTTCTCAACCTATCAAACCCCCTCCCCATCCATGCCGAATCATGCTTTGAACATTGATAAATTGTTTGAATTGTTCGTTAAATTCCATTCGTATTTTACAACTATTCGCAAAACCCTTGTTTTGCGTAATGTATCAACGATTTAATGCGCCTTAAGACCATTAAACACTGGGCTTTAAATTGTTTGAATTGTATATTGCGCTTTTCTCGCTTTTTTCAACCAGAATTGTCGGAGTTGTTCGGCAATCCTATACAATTATTAGCCCCAAGACGTGGCAGTTCTTCGGCTGTCAGCGCTCTTGCTCTGGATCCCTGATCTCTAACGCCCGGCATATTGAAACCACAATACTTGTTGAGTGATGGCATGTAGCACATTGGGTTTCCTTTGCCGGAAACTTGTAAACCTACCAAACTTTCCTCACGCATTTCGTCAAGTTTTTTGCAAATGTCGGAACCTGAAGAGCCTAGCTGCACGCCATTAACCCACCCATTTAACGTATCTCTATGTATTCCGGTAAAGAATGTAAACCCAACAATATTCACTACTTTCTCGTAGTCATTACACAGGTCTATATATATATCTAATACCTCGTTAACCTTATCTGTATCATAGGCATTATTAATATTATTATCATCCTTTAAGTACTTTGGATTAACTTTAAATACATTCTCATAGACATATTTACAGCAGTTATACCATCTATTCTGTGATATTTTGCATAAATCCTCTATATTCCTCTCTTCCATCCAGAGATTTATATACATGTCAATGTCATCTTTAAAAACATCAACTGTATTATTTACTTCCTGCGTTTCAACTGCTGACAT